GTCATGACCTTGATCGACATCGGCGTGTTCCGCAAAGCCTACTTCGACGGCTTCACTGACGGCTACAACCGCCGCGACATGTGCTTCGAGTCATCGTCTGCGGCCTACTGCAAAGCCTACCTAGACGGGCACCAGCAAGGCGGCGCTTTTCGCACGATCGACGAATCCATGATGCAGGTGGCGATCACCTACCTCGGAGGAGACGTGCTTCAGAGCGAAGTCGCAGAGCGGCTCCTCAACCTGCGCGCAGGTCTCGCAACACTGCGTGAGCGTAGCGCGCTGCAAGGACGCAAAGGTGAGATCACAGACGAGGAAGGCAACTCTTTGGAAGAGAAGGAGAAGTGAATGATGGCGAACGTGCGTGTACGAAAAGAGCAACGCGAAGAGACTCTCGAAGAGATCAACAACCTGCTGGATCTCTGCAACGAGAGGCAAGTTCGCGACATGTTCCGCAAGTGTTCTCTCGAAGAGCTGTTCAGCATCAGAGACGCCGTTGCGGAACAGCTCGCTCAGACCCGTAAGGACGCGCTTGCAGGCGCTGAACGCGATCCCTACCAGGCAAACGACGACCTTGCGCCAGAAATCTAACCCCGCTGACGAGTCGCTAGGGCAGAGCGACGAAACGCGCACCGCGCGTACGGGCAAGCCCGAGAAAAGGAGACCTTCATGCAACCTTACCGCAGCCCCATCCAGTGGGACCACTTGCGAGACTTGGCTAGGGTCGCAAACCTGATCGCCAACGACGTTTGTGTGCCGGGGGCGTTCGCAGACGTTTCGGCGATCGTCTACAGCGACGACAACATCACGGTTGTGGTCGTCGACGACCTGCGCCAAGAACAACCATGCCAGATGATCTGCACCGTCGAAGTCTACGAAGACTGCACCGTCTTCGTACCGATCATGGCGGGGCCAAGACAAGACGACTTGATCATCCCCCGGTGGACGTACAAGCGCAACGACGCTGGCACCGGCTTCGATCCTGTCGAGACGGACCTGTCGGCGTTCGCGCCAGGGTCGCTCTACTCCGTGTACCCAGGAGCACCTGGCCGCGGAGTCATCCGGTACGTCATCACGTCAGTCACTGAGGAAGGCGTGCGGGCCATCTGTCTGCGGAACACGATCCGAGAGGTTGTCTGATGTTCAGCATCGACAACGAGCTTCGCACCCTGATCGAGCAAGTGCACGCTCTACACCGCTACGTCGCTGTGCATGACGTCGCGCGCAACGAAGTTCTGCTCGACGAGCTAGCCTGCAGAATCACTGCACTCAAGTACGCCTGCAAGGAGGTGAAGAAATGATCACTCGTGCGCTCTTCGCAGCTGTAGCGCTAACAGTCCTCGCTGGCGCTGCGCCAACAGCGCTACCAGAAGAGGTCGTAGGCATCTTCTCTGGCCAGCGATCAACCAGCCACGTCGGACTGCATTGCTCGACAGACGTCACGTTTCGGTTCTGGCTGACGATCGACGGCCGCGGCGGCTCTTCCTGGGAGAGCCACACAGTGGTAACCGGCGAGTGCGATGAAGGCGAGTTCGTGCCAACGTCGTGCTGGCAAGCAGGCGACGGCCAAGTCGTAGACGGCAGCGCCAAGCGAGGCTTCGCCCTGAAGCTCGAGCTTCTGTCAACATCATCCATCCCGCCTCCCTCTAGCATGATCGACGCTTCCAGATGGCGGTGCGGCAACATGTTTCTCGACCTGCCGAAGAACGCCGACACCACTGGCTGCACGCTGGTAGGACCGCCTTCGCGATCGCACTCATACGCGATCAGCCAGGCGTCGTCGATAGGCTGCGCGTACAGCCAGCCGTTCCCCGACATGGCGGTGAAGGTCAAGACCCGCAAGAGCGGGCTACGCTTGACGTCAGGCCGCAAGTCGTTGTCGATGGTGAAGGCGCGATGAGACAGTGCGCCACCTTCATCACCGAAGACGGTGATCGCGTAGACGTCGACTACTGGCTCGACGTCCCGAATCACCTCACAGGTGAAATCTTCCCGGCTTATCGCGCGACGCCAGACGCTGCGGTCATACTGCCGCCATCTCTCGGGCTGTACTCACAAGAGAAGCTGGCGTTACGCTGCGAACGCGAGTACCGCAGCTTCTGCAAGCGCGAGCGCAGGCTGCTTGGATTGTTCTGATCCGTTGTTCGTGTTCAGGCCGCACGGCGCCCATCAACGCGATGTGGCGCTTTTGTCGTTTTTGGATCAAAGAAAGTCTTTGCTCGCGAAGCGAGCAGCGCCGAAGGCGCCAGACAAACTCGTTCTGCCAACGCTAGCGCCTGCGGCGCTTGTCGCTCGCAAAGCCTCGCTCCGCTAAGACCTCTTCGAGGAGAGACTGGCATCTCCTGTCCGTCGCTTCTGGCGAAGCTCGGAAGGCGATCGGAGCGGGGTGGCCTTCGTTGCCAGGGCCCACGCGTTTAGCACATTTTGATCAGCTTGTCAAGCGACTGTGATCGCACGTCGCTACGACAGGCACGGGAAGGAGTTGCGCATGGCACGATACCGAATCGTCATCACCGTAGAGGAAGAACAGAAACCGTCTGACGTTTTGGCGTGGGAGAAGGAGCTCGTAGGATGCACCTGCAGCACTGACGCAAAAGTGTTCTACACCGGCGTCGTCGATCACCTCTGCGCGTGGTGCGAACACAAGTGCTGGGATGACAGCTAAAAAAAGCGCGCGCGCACAAAGCTAGCGCGTTGCAAAAGGAGGATACTGCATGGACGACATGAAGCGGATCATCAAGGCGGCTCTCTTTACGCCGACGTCAAAAGGGTGGGGCCTGCCGATGATGTTCTGGGGCGATCCAGGCGTCGTGAAGAGCGACATGGTGAGGCAAGTGGCTGCCGACTACGGCTTTCACTTGGAAGTACTTTCACCTGGCGAGCGCGGTGAAGGCGCGTTTGGCGTCACACCGATGCCCGAGAAGAAGCCTAGCGGTGGCTACTTCATGACGTACCCTGAGCCTGACTGGGTGCTAGACATCGAGCGGCATGATGGCCGCGGAATCGTCTTCGTAGACGAGATTCCGCACGCACCGCCAGCTGTACAGCCTGCGCTACTCGGGCTCGCGCTTGATCGCCGCATCGGTGCGTCGTACTTGGGTGCAGGCGTGCGCGTGCTCGCTGCAGGCAATCCCCCTGGCGAAGGATCAGGTGGGTACGAGATGACTGCGGCAGCAGCCAATCGCTTCTGCCACATCAACTGGACTGCGCCATCACTGGACGAGTGGTCGGATTGGATGCACGCAATCGATCCGCGCAATCCGCTGCCGCAGGCGGTCGAAAGTCAGTACAACATCGACAACGAAGAAAGGCGTGTGCTGAAAGCGTGGCCGCGCGCGTTCGACAACGCGCGAACGAGTATCACAACTTTCCTCCGATTCAAGCGGCTGTGGATGCACAAGAAGCCTGCAGCCGACTCGCCTGATCTCGCGCGCGCGTGGCCGTCGCGTAGGACGTGGACGATGGCGACCTACGCGCTCGCGTCGTCAGTGGTACACGGTGTACAGGATCTCGAGACGCACCTGCTAGGTGGCTTCGTCGGTAGCGGCGCTGCAGAGGAGTTCTTGGTCTACCGCGCCAACCTGAACTTACCGAAAGCCGAAGACGTGCTCGACGGGCGCACGGGGTTTGAGCACGACCCACTACGCCTCGACATCACGTACGCGATCCTGTCGTCTTGTTCGCTGCTCGTTGCGGATCCTGAGTGCCACGATCGCAAGAAGAGACTCGTGTCGTTTTGGCGTGTGCTGCGTGGCGTGATCGACGCAGGTGTGCCGGACATTGCGATGCAGGCTGCGCGCAAGGTAGCCAGGTCTCCTTCGTCCAACGGGTACCGCCCGACAGACGGTAGCACTGCGCAGTCAGTGCTCGCGAGTTTGCGCCCTACAATGGAAGCTGCGGGGTTCGTGCTGTGAGCAAGGCTAACCTCGTGCTGTCGAACGCGCGAGCGCGTGCGCTGCGGAAGGCGCCGTTCCTTGCAGACGCGATCTACGCGCTCATTTTCTGGCCCAGCTCTGCGTTGCCAGAAGGCGTCGGAACCGGCGTCACGAAGGACGGTGTGATGCTCTACAACGAGGAGATCATCTTGCGCCAGTGGACGCTTGACGACTGTGCGACTGCGATCGTACACGAGGCCGAGCACATCAGGCGCGAGCACCACCGACGCGCGCACGCAATCGGTGTCGCAGACGCCGCTACGCAAGATCTCTGGGGTTGGGCTTCGGACGCTGAGCTGAACGACGACCTGCTCGCAATGAAGTTCAAGATCCTAGACACCGACATTCAGCCTAGGCACTTTGGGATGCCAGACGGGCAGCTCGCAGAGACCTACTTCCTCGGTCTGCAGGCAAGCAGGTCTAAGCCTGATCCAAAGCCGAAGTGTTGCGGGTCTGGCGCAGGCAACCCTCTACCAGACGAGAGCGGCCCGACACTACCGGCTGATCGACAAGCGCTGCTCTCGAGCATGCGGGCAGCTGTGGCGATGGCTGTTGTCGATCACGCGCGCACGAAACCTGGCTCTGTTCCGGCTAGCTTGCTGCGAGACTGCCAAGAGCAACTTGCGCCACCGAAGGTATCCTGGCAGCAACGGCTGCGCTCCACAGCGATCCGTGCTGCGAGGTGGAAAGCCGGTCAGGTCGATCTCACCTACACACGCGTCAGCCGTAGGCAAGGCGCGCTGGGCTTCGGGCCAGGTATCCCAGTTGTGCGGTCGTACGTCGCGCCGATACCTCTTGTTGCGCTCGTGCAAGACACTAGCATGAGCATGACCTCGAGCCAGATCGCTTCAACGCTGTCCGAGGCACAGGCAATCCTTCGTGAGGTTGCCGAAGTCGTTTTCGTCTCGTGCGACGCAGAGGTGCACGGCGTGTCGAAGCTGCGGAGTGTCAAAGAAATGGCAGCGGCGATGAAGGGAGGCGGCGGCACAGACTTCCGACCTGCGTTCAAGGCTATCGAGAAAATGAGGCCGCGGCCGAACATCGTTGTGTTCGCAACGGACGCTGAGGGGAGGTTCCCGGATCATCGACCTTCTTGGTGCACAGTGATCTGGCTACTCTCGTCTCCTTGGTTGCCTGAGCCTGCGCCGACGCCTTGGGGAGAACGCATTGTCGTACTACGCAAGGAGTCGTAGAAAGTCCTCCTACTCGCACAAGACTACCTGCGCATGGTAGAACGTGCACGGAGGCGTAGATGATCGAAGAGGAAGACGAGGAGCTGATCATAGAAGAGGATCAGCCTCCACCGAAGACAGGCCTGACCTTCAGGAACTTCACGCTGGCGCCACACGACATCGGGAGGATCGAGTTGTGCCCTGCGAGCGCGTGCTTTGTCGGACCAAAGACCGACATGCATCCAGGCATGTGGCACGGCATCTTCATTCACCGGTTCCTTCAGTACGTGATCGAGCGCGGACGAGAGGAAGCGCTCAAGTACATCAAGAGCAAGCGCCAGAGGTACGTTCTCGATCTTTGCACGAGGATGGATTTGAAGTCGCTACCGCTCGATGGCATACCTGAGATGAACATCGCGATCAACACCGAGACACTCGTCGGCGAGGCAATGGAGCGCGACGTTGCTGAAGCCGGGCGACACGTAGTTGGTCGCGCTGACATCGTGTTCTACAACGACGGTTGGAACCTGGGCGACTTCAAGACAGGCAAGCCTGTGACTATTGATCCGCGAGAGAGTGTCCAGCTGCTGACGCTAGGTACAGGTCTCTCGCTCATGAACGACTGCGAGGATGTGAAGCTCTCGCTGATCAACGTGCTGAAGACAGGTGAGCTGGCCTGGAACACAAAGCTCCTACCGGCCAAGAAGGTACGAGCACACGCGAAGAAGGTTCGGCGTGTGCACTTGCTTGCGCTCGAGATCCGAGACGAATACAAGCAGGAAGGCATCGAGCCTGAGTTTCACCCAGGACCACACTGCTACGGCTGCCGAGCAGAGAAGTCCTGCCACGTGTCGGCACTAGCCAAATGAAGATGGTCGAGTTCAAGCGCTTGGTCTTAGAGCTGATCGAGAACGGCCAAGGCTCTATACCAGCGCTCACAGACGCAGTGAAGACTCAAGCCGTCTTCAAGAACCGCGCGATCGGGCGCAAGAAGCCTCGCGTAGGCAGCCACACTACCTACGGATCACCGCTTCGGCAAGCTCTGCGTGAGCTGAGTCACGAAAGGCTGATCTCGTTTGACGCCACGCTACGTCGCTACGTGCCGATTGGTCGCCAGTCGTACCACCCTCCCGTCGCAATAGAGAAGCTGATCGACGAGCATTCTGCGTCTATCCCTGCCGACATCGAGAAAGAGATCCTGTTGCTATGAGCGCCAAGAAGACAATCAAGTGGCTGAAGCGCAAGGCGACCGAGAGCGGCACTCTGTGGGAAGACATTTTTTCGGCAAACGGTCATTGGTGGATCGCGCAGGGCTATGACGAGCGCGATCGAAAGGCAGGTAAGCCGTTCCTACTGATGCACAGCCGCGCCGGCGAGAAGCCGCCTTGGCTTAGGGTTGATACGTTTAGGACGATCGCAGAGGCGACCAACTTCGCCGAGGAGATGCAATGAGCACCGACAGCAAGATTGACATGATCCTGGCCTTGATCAACGCCGCGAAAGATAACACGAAGCTCACGTCTAAGACGCTCTCAGAGTTTCGGCAGGAGTCGAAGATGCATACCTTCGCTGCGCACACGGCAAACGAGCACTTCATTGAGGCGGCGCTCGCGCTTGACGCCGCTATCAACGCGCTCCGCGCTGCGACTGCGCACCTGGCTGTGTGCCACAACGAGATCAAGCACGCAGTCGCAGAGAGTGATTCGGCTGACTTCGACGCGATCGTGAATGCTGCCCGCAACCACAGCGGTAGCAGCGGTGTGAACTGATGGACGAGGCGTTGCTCGAGCAGATCCGTACACTGCTCAGGGAGCATACAGGGCCATTGCCGGCAGGCACCCCTTCCGTGATCATGTTCGAAGACGGGGACCAGGTCATTGTCGGACTCTGCACCCACGTGAGTTCTGCGCCAACACCTGATGCAGCTATGCTAGGGTTGATCCGTATGCTAGGCGGAGGCGAGAGTGGCGCGAAAGAAGGTCAGCAAGAAGGAGCTACAGAAGCGAGGTCGTAGCAGCCGCAACCGCGGCAAGGACTACGAGCGCAACTGTGCGAACTGCCTCAAGGAAGTGTACCCCAAGGCTGCTCGCCTCTACGGTCAGTCGCGCAAGGGGTCAGATGCACCTGACGTAGGCGGTACGCCGTTCTGGGTGGAGTGCGGGACAGGCTCTACGATCGCCATCCGCAACAAGCTCAAGCAGGCACTGCGCGACTCGAGCGAGTCGGAAGACACTCGGTATGCAGGCAAGCCTGCGCTCGTCTTCGTTCGCACTGCGAACAACGAGCACATCGTTTCAATGGAGCGATCGCAGTTCATGCAGCTACTGTCGGTCGTTGAGAAGGCATTCGAGATCGTAGAAGGAGCAGATGATGGACCAGCTCGAAAAAGAAATCAGGCGTCATCAGAAGTTGTACGATCAAGGTAAGCCAGAGATCAGCGATGCTGAGTTTGACCAGCTGATCGAGAAGCTCCGAACGCAGAATCCCAACAGCCGCGTCTTGCTTGAAATCGGCACACTGGCGACACGCCTGAAGTTCTCGCACGACGTACCGATGCTTTCGTTGGACAAGACCTACAACGTGGAGGCAGTTCAGAAGTGGGCTTCGTCGATCAAAGGGAAGTTCGTTGTCGCGCCCAAGTACGACGGTGTGTCGCTCTCGCTGATCTACGCCGAAGGCCGACTCCACTCGGCTGTCACGCGCGGCGATGGAGCGGTCGGTGACGACGTGACTGTGAAAGTCCTCAACATGCAACTTCCGCACGAGATCGACACCCACATCGAAGGGCGTGTGATCGTTCGAGGCGAAGTTCTGTTCGACGTGCACCAATGGTCAGCAGAGCTGCAGAACGTTTTCCAGCTGAAGGCTGCAGAAGGCTCAACCTCCAACCCGCGCAACGCTGCGGCAGGCACACTGCTTGCGAAGCGACTCGACTCCTACTTGCTGAAGTGCCTGAACTTCGTTGCCTACGACATGCTGGCTATCGACGAGGACGATCACCAGTTCCCGCTAGACATGCGGCTCGACTTCCTCGACGGTGTCGGTTTCAACGTAGGCAAGCGTCTTCTAGTACCTGCGTCAGACGTTGCCGGCGCTGTCGCAGACATGAGTGAGATCGACCTGCCGTTCGAGACAGACGGCATCGTTGTGAAAGTGAACAGCTTCGCCCAGCGCAAGCTACTTGGAGCCACAGCGCACCATCCTCGCTGGGCCATTGCGCTCAAGAAGCAAGGCGAGACGTCGACCACTGTGCTTACCGGCGTGGAGTGGCAAGTGTCTAGGACAGGCGCTGTTTCGCCTGTCGGTATCCTCGAGCCAGTGCAGCTCTCGGGCGTGACGGTCACGCGTGTGACGCTCCACAACCTGGATCAGATCAAGACGTTAGACTTGCGCACACCGAGCACGGTCGAAGTGACGCGACGAGGCGGCGTCATCCCGCACGTCGAGCGCATGCTTGCGTACAGCATGAGTGCGAAGAAGATCAAGGCGCCGAAACGTTGTCCATGCTGTAGCGAGGTCCTGATCCGAGACGGGGCAACGGTACGCTGCCTGAATACAGAAGGCTGTGAGGATCAAGTCGTTGGTCGCATCACCTACTGGTGTCGTGAGATCGGAATGCTGGGCTGGGGCGAGGAGGTGGTGCGATCCTTGCGCGACGCAGAAGTGCTCGACAGCATCCAGGATCTCTACAACATCTCGCGCAAGGAAGCGAGCGTCGTTCTTGGCAAAGGCCTCGGACCTAAGTTGATCAAAGAGCGCGACGATAAGCGCAAGATGACGTCTGTCACGTTCCTCGCTGCCCTCGGCATTCCTGGCGTCGGTAGATCACAAGCCGAGAAGTTCTTGTCGGTCTGCACCGTCAAGGATGCGCTCGAGCTAGCTGTTACTGGCGATGAGGATCTCATTCCGTGCGCAAAGGGCTTGGGTGTACGGTGGAAGGACATCGTGACCTTCCTTGCCGATCACGTCACTATGCTCTCGTTCATGGCCACAGAGAGTGTCGCGCTCGAAGACAGTGCGGGGCCGGCGTCTGGTCCGTTCGTCGGCAAGAAGATCGTGTTCACAGGACGACTCACTGACCTCGAGCGCGAAGAAGCACGTGAACTAGTTCGAACGCTTGGCGCTAGTACGCCATCCGGCGTGACCAAGGACACCGACTACCTAGTGGTCGGGGATCTGGCCAAAGACGAGCAACGCTCGAAGCGCGAGAAGGCAGAGCAGTACAACGCCAAGGGCTCTTCAATCAAGATCCTGTCTGAAGTCGAGTTCAACGAGCTGTTGGCCTCGGCAATGGAGTCTGCCAAAACAAGTTGAGCGTCGCACCGCACTGTACCAACGACCACTTGCCGGCTGCAGGGCGTTCGCTGTCCTCTGAAGACCCCCAGTGCATGGCTCGGCCGCGGCAAGGATCGCGTACAGCGCCCCTTTGCCACGCGTCAACCAAGCGCAGCACGCGAGCCCAGTCGGCTTGGTACGTGTTCCAAGCACGCTTGTAGGGCCAGTGATCCGGTGGTGCGCCGTAGGGGTCTTCCGGTAGATCGCGGAACCAGCGAGATCGCTCTGTATCTGACTTCATGCCTGCGCAGTATGCGTTGACTTGATCCAAGAACGTCCACTGAGGCTGCACCTTCTGCCTCTGCTCCCACCGCCGCTTCAACACCCAGGCGATCGCTGCATGGTCTCGTGTCGACCAATCTGCCTCTGCGACGACAGCGCGCGCAAGTGTGATTCGCGCTTCAGGTGTCCACTCTACCTCAGGCAGCGTTGCTAATGCTGAACTAGAGATCAGAGAGATCAGTACCGCTATCACAAGTTTTGTCATGGATCATGACTTAGCGTCGAATGCGCCGGGTAGCAAGAGCGAACGCCTGTGCGGTATGGTGGTTGCCTCGTAGGAGGCTAGAAATGCAAGAATCAGTCCCAACACTCGCAAGCGTTCGAATCTATGACCTTCGAGCACTTCAGGCAGACCCGCCGCCGAAAACGAAACAGGTGCGCGGCAAGGTTGTGCGGCGCAACCCGCGCACCATCACAGGCATCGTCTTGCACCAAACGGCTGTGGAGTTTGGTGTCTCTAGAGCACAGCTCAAACGTGCTGACGGAGATCGAGAGCTAGCTCGCGCACATCGCGGGCTCAATGTGGCGTGCCACGCGATGGCGTTCCGAGGGGGATTCGTTGCGATCACCAATCATCCGTCGATCTACGTGTGGCAAGCGAACAAGCTGAATGCAACGACGGTAGGAATCGAAGTCGAGGGTCTCTACCCAGGTCTCGAGTCTTCAGTAAAAGCAACGACCTGGTCTGGTCGGTCGCCTACTGCTCGAGAAGAGCAAACGTTGAACGCAGCGAAGGTAGCAGTGCGAGAGCTGCTCCGCGTCTGCACAGATGTCGGCTGCAACATCGATCGCATCTACGCGCATCGACAATCAAGCGGCACACGTCGTAACGATCCGGGAGAGTGGCTATGGAAAGAAGTGGTGCTCGGCTACGCAACAACCGAACTAGGGCTACGTGTGGAGAACGACTTCACGATCGACAATGGCAGGCCAATACCTGCTCAATGGGACGCGTGCGCAAAGGCGCCGTACTAGCGAGGCGCACGTGACAGTGGGCCAACGGACAGTGGGCCAATGGACCCGGCACTGCATACACTGCGGGCTTTTCGAGAAGCCTACAAGCGAGCAGTTCTTTGCTCTGTGCAAGATGTGGCCAAATCACAGTATACCGTCAGCGTACGAACAGCGCGGCACATCTACGAGAGTGCACAAGGCTGGGTCACTCGCCTGCAACATCTTCAAGTACGAAGGCATCGCGAAGGCAAAAGGCTTCGTGCCGATAGCGTTCTACCGTGTCAACCGTTGGACGCAGCTCATGGATCAATCAGCAAAGCTCTTTGGCAAGAAGCAGATCTTCGAATACTACCTGATCGTCAACACAGACATCTCGGGCGCCGAGCACCGAGCCCGTAACCGGCTAGGGGTCTCAGTAGCAACGCACAACATGTGGGTTGACCCAAAAATCAAGGAGCTAGACGACGCACTCCGAGATCTACCTGATCGTGAGTTCGAGGAAGAGGCCATGCGCATCTTGTTAGACATGAGCAGCGAAGCGTTTTCAGCTGCTGTCACTATGCACTTCTTCCGGGGTGACGACTGATGATCAAAAACACCGACATACTCAGCGCGATCATCGACGCGTGCCAATCCCAGTACCGTGCCTTGCAGGCGCAGAAGTCTGCGGACCACTATTCGATCACGATGTCGCGCAAAGAGGAAGCTGCGTGGAAGCGTCGCGTTGCGAATCGCCAAAAGCGTATCGACGCGCTGCGAGTGAGCGAACCGATACTTCGTTCGGCACAGGCGTGCGCCAAGTCGAGCAAGGTGCCTGCTGAGATTGTGATCCCTATCAGCACGAAAAGGAGTCTTTGATGTCTGTAGCGAAGCGATCACTTCGCATGCTAGGAATGCACGCGAAGTCTGTAGTGGATCAGTTCGACGAGAACGTGAAGCCTGTTGTAGCCTCTGCTCCGGTGCAGTGCGGTAGCAAGGTACCGTGCAACGGGTGTTGCCGCCAGCTCGTCACGGTCAGCCTATCCGAGGCAGCAATGATCGTAGACAAGTGCCGTTCGGTTGCCCTTCTCGTCAAAGACAAGCTGGAGCGCAACAACCAAGCGATCACTAAGCTAGGCTCTGTACGCACCGATGACCCTGCGTCTTTGCGAGAGCAGCTCGACGACATCGCACGTCGATACTGGGCCTTGCAACTACCGTGTGCATTTCTCGCAGATGACGGTACCTGCAGGATCTACGCACATCGTCCGCTTGCTTGTCGCGCGTACTACTCCATGGACGATCCAGCGGCGTGTTACGACCTCAACACAGATCGACACGTGCGTGGGCTGAACCTCGAAGAGGAAGAAGCGCTGGCGCGTGGTGCAATGATGCACGCAGAGCGATCGCTCATGCGCGAAGGATCGCCTGTCCTTCTGTCGCCGCTATCGACGATGGTGTCGATTCTGCTATCGCGCATGTTCTGATCAAAGAGCAGAGATAGCAAAGGCTGCTGCGATCGACGCTGCAACTGTGAGCATGCCGTAGCCGAACCACTGTAGTCGATGACCTTCTGCTTTGATCGCGCGCGCCTCTGCAGTGGACGCACGCGCGATGGCTTGCTCGGTCATCGTCTCCGACAGCTCCACCTGAGAGAGAGCTATGCTGCGCATCTCCTGCCAGAGCTTCAGGCGTTCCTCGAGCAACGAGGCCTTGCGCTCGCTTGCTGCGGCGAGCGCCTCCCATGCTGGCGCCGCCTTGTACTGGGCCACCAGCTCCTGCGCGTCGACATCAGGCCACCAGACGCCGCGCGTCCCGGCCCTGCCTGCACACGGCTGTGCCTGCGTGCACTCCCGCATCGCCCCCGACGCCTCCCGCAGCACCAGCACACTGCGCTCTGCAAGGGCGCTTGCACGGGCGTCCTGCGCACGTGCCCCAGCAGGGGCGAGCAGGGCAAGTGCCAGGCACGCAGAACCCGCCCAAATCCAGCGCGTGCGCCCCCGAAATGCCGCCCCTGCTAGCAGGGTAGCTGGAGCGGGGGGTGCGGGGCGCTGCGGGGCGCGTGCTGCGGGTGCTGTATTACACGAATACTGTACGCATTGTCGTATCACAGCCCCGCCTCCCGTAGTGCTGCGCGCACCTCGTCGTCCGACAGCTCGTCCCAGCCTTTGCCGGCGTGCGCTTCGGCGATGGCGCGCTTGTGGCGAGTGATCTCGGCGCTGACCTGCAGCACTTCGTTGGCGACGACACGATCCGACGTCACGAGTTTAGCTTGCTGCTTACGCAACACCTGCAGCGCTTGCTTTGATCTCTGTACTGCGAGCGCGCTCTCGAGTGTGTTGACCTGGCTGGATCGCTTGCGAATAAGAGCTGCGCCTGTCCACGCGCCAAGCACGACAAGGAGCAGCCACATACTGTGGCGCTTTAGCCAGTCTCCGATGGTGCAGAGTGTACGCATGCCACCTCCAGCGGCACTCAAGCACAGAACACGACTTCTAGCTAGGAGGTCGGAGGCTCTCACCAGGAAAGTCCAGCTCGCCAGCCTTCTTCTTGGCACGCACCCAGATCCACATCGCAAGCGCAGCCACGCCGGCACCGCCGTAGTAGAGGACTGTCATGCGGCGAGAAACAATGCTCGCCTCAGGAAAAGGCATTAGGAAGCCAAGAACGATCGACACTGCAAGCGGGTGCGCCGGCTGAGTTGCGCGCATCCAGTACCAAAAAGCGCGCGTACCGACCTTCTGACCTGCTTTGTCGAAGATGTACGAACGCTCGCGCGTGAAGATGTTGTCTGAGACGATGCCGCAGACTGCGAGGATCGACGCGCAAGCTGCGAACGGCCAGTGCTCAATGATCAGTGCCCAGTCGATTTCCATGGTCTACCTCTTCTTCTGCGGTACTGGCGGCGGGATCGTCGGGATAGGGTACCCGCTGATCTGTCGATGAAGCTCGCGAAGCTCGCGCCCCAAAGCCTGGTTTTGTTTCTGTAGCTGCTGATTGTGATCAGTAAGTGACTGAAGGCGTACCTGGAAGTCGTGCCGCTCAGCCTTCGATCGCTCAAGCTCCCACTCGAGTTCTGCGGCTTTGGATCGCGCACGGAACGCTTCGCGCTCCAACTCATCGCCGCGCAGACGCTCGCGAGCTAGCTCTGCCTCGACGGCGCTGATACGAGAAAGCATCTGCGTCTGCCACTCTGCTGAGACGTCAATACGCTTCAGGTCACGGGCGCCAGACAACTTCCACTTCAGCATGACAGCACCGAGAATGGCTGAGAGACCACCTCCGACCACCGTCAGACCCTGGAAGAGTTCTGGCCACTTCATCGTGCCCCTACGGTAGCTGCAAACCTGGCTCGAGCACAAACTGGCTGTAAGGAATGATCGGGTCACGTGACCCGTCCTGCGTGAGCCACACGTCGTAAACGAACCTACCTGGCTCCATGTACTTCGTCGCCGTGGCATCGATCGTCACGACAGCATAGTTTACGCCGCGAATAGGCGCGAGCGTACTCGTAAGAAGCACGTCGGCTTGGTCCTGCCTGCCTGTTTTCTTGATCGCGAAGACTGGTGCTGCTGTCAACGCAACTGGTGTACCGTCGTTGTGTACGACCTTGAGGATCAGCAGCATGGTACTGCCTTGCGTCATCCTCAACGCCTGCCGCGGGTTTGCAGGAACGCTGAGCGAACGATCTGATCCATTGTCGAGTACGCAGGTCAAATATCTGGTGCCCATTGAGGCATCTTAGCCGGAAACATCGAGGATGTCTTCGACGTCGTCTTGGCTGATGAACCACAGCACAAAAGGCAAGAGGCACAGGAGCAAGATCACACGGATGATGTTCACGGCTTGTCCTGCTGTAGAAACCAAACGCTCAAAGGACAGTGCTGATCACCGACCATCGTAAGCCTCCCGCGCACGCGCCTGCGCGCTTGTCGCGCCGCCTGCTTGCAGCCACACACGCGGGTTAGTATGGCCGGCGTCGTAAGGGTCTTGTCGTGCCCTGGGTAAGTGACAGCGAGTCAATCCGTGCATCGCCTCGTGCACACCTGGTTCACCACCTGGCTCGATTTCGCGTGCCGGGCTGAATAGGGCAACCTTTTCTTCATCGAGCCAACAAGCCGCAGCGGAGACGCATGCGCTAAGCAGACACCGGCGACGAAACTCGGACTCGCTTCGGGCCACCTCGATCCGCGCACGTGCGAGACATGCGCCTGGCTGACCAAGTCCAACGGACTCCCATCCGCGATCGGCTGCTGCGAACACATCGACGTCGAGAGCAGTACGAGCTGGCGCGCTGATTCTCGGCGCGCACGCTACGAGTACAACAACACCAAACCCGAGAATGCGTTTCATTGGCCCTCCCGCCCTAGATCCTGAGCGAACATCTCACAAACCGCGCAAGCCTACAAGCAGGCATCGGTTACTAGTTGCGAAGTAGGCAAAGCTTGCACGAAGCTCATCAGCTCAAAAAGGAGTCAACTATGCGCGCCATTCTCGCAATCGCATTGTTGCTGGCTCTACAGCCGACAAGCGCAAGACTAGTTTTCGCATCAAGTGAAGGAGGCTACACCGATTTTCGGATACCAGCTCTCGTAGCACTAAGCGATCAAACACTCATCGCCTTTGCCGAGGGTCGCTACAGCCACAGCGATTGGGGTGAAGTCGACACCGTAGCCAAAGTCAGCAGAGACGCCGGCGCGACTTGGGGCGCACTGCAGAAGGTGTGCGCCCGAGGTACGAACTGCGGCAATCCCACCGCAGTCGCTGTCGACAATACGAGAGCGATCCTTTGGGTTGGCGAGTACGACGCAGACCTTCGAGGACCCGGGCCAACGCGTAGGCTCATGTTCTTCCCGGTCGCTGTTGTCGGCAGTCAGCTCGAGGTGCAGCCTCCCAGAGACATGACCGCAATGGCGTTGCCAGGTCCGCTGTTCGACGCTCTCGGGCCTGGTGCTGGGTTCAAGACGAGCAACGGCACACTAGTGATCCCTGCTCGTCGCAGGTACTTCACGTCAGTTGACGGCGAGACCTGGACAACGAAGTTCTTGTGGAACGACCACGATCAAAGACTTGATGGCACGATCGAGTCTGCGATGATCGAAACACCTAACGGATGTTTGCTCAGAGCAGATCGTCCTCGAGAGCCGAACGACAGAACGCAAGGCTACTTCCGTGCGACTCTCACGAGGAAGTGTCCAGGCGAGGCGTACTGGCAGCCGTACTGGCACGCAGAAGAGCTGGCTGTGCCTGGACATCGATGCTCGTGGTGTGCCGAGGATGCAGCGACGTGCGAGTGCGCTAACACCCTCTATTGCCAGGTATCACTAATCACTGACGCAAGCTCCACGTACTTTGTGAGCCCTAGCAGCACTCGAGAACGATCTGCGCTCGCTGTCTGGCAGAGCAGCGATGACGGCGACTCGTGGCTCGAGAAAACGATCATCCTGCCAGGCAGTGCAGGCTACTCGTCGAGCGCGATTGCTGGCGGCGATCTTAGCGTGCTCGTAGAGAGCAGGCACGTAAAGCTGATCGGCTGCGAAGCTGAAACGAGATGGGAGATCTCTCTCGTGTCGTCCCAGGGCAGTTAGTCACAGCGGCACGATGTCCTCTTGGCCAAAGCCGTCAGGCGGACCTAGGAGAGCTACCAGCGCCTTGTCCCCAGGTGGTAATCGAGTGTAGAGCGCATCCGTCACGCCCACGACCGTTGAGCCGTCTCGCTGAAGGTACACAGAGTAGCGTAAGAACCAACCAGGCTCGCCAGGCTGATAAGTGCCAGAGATTCGTCCTGCTCGTCGACCGATCACTGTGGGGCGACGGTGTGTCTCTGACAAAAGAGCGCGATCAAAAAACTCGGCATAGTCTTGTGCTGTAAAAACCCCGAATCTCATGGCGGCACTCCGTATTTCGCAAGGTTACGAGCGTTGACAGTATCCCACTCAGGCGCTGTGAGTTCGTGATCCCAGGCAAAGGACTCGCAAAAAACTCCTTTGGCATAGGCGCCATAGACACCTGATGCTTTACGCGAGAACAGCGTAGCAAGGTCACACACAGGCACGCGCGTGTTGCCGCCACCAGCGACGGGCGTATCTTGGATGCGGAATGAGGCTGCTGTGCCGTCATAGATCCACGCCTGCTGAACAGGTGCGCTCCCAACAGGCACGGTAGTGTTGTTCGCAGTGTTTCCACCGTCTCCGCGCAGGTACTGAATCGAAAGCGGTGAGCCGTTGAGCTGCACGTAATGAAGGTTGAGGTCAAAGCCAGCGCCCTGATCTCCGCACCCTAGCACTACTTGCGTATCGTTTGTCGCGTCCCATTGGGCGATCGAAACAAACGTGTACGGTTGCGAAACGTTGAGCAGCTCAGCAAGACCGTCGATGCAATCCATCTTCTGTGCGCCTACGACGCGTAGACCAGGCTGGCCGTTGATCGCGTTCGCTTCGTATTCAGGTCGCTCAGTTCCGCTCGCAGTCCATATGTGGCCACCGAAGCGTTCGGTGAAGCTCGATACGAGTTCAGCGCCGTCCTTCATTAGGTAGGTAGCTGCTGGATCATTCCAGAAAAGCATGCCAGGTATGCTGGTTATGGGGTCCGAGGCTGCAGCCTCGGACCCCAAGAAGATACCAGAAGACGCAGCACCGGCCGTCATACCAGCACCAGGTCCCCGTAAACGAGCCACTCGTTAGTGTCGACCTTCAGTGCAAACGCGGCTGTGAAGAAACTTGTTGTGCTTGGTGTCCTCATAACAAGAGTTTTGCCGTCTTCAGGCACAAGAGTTGTGCCTGCTCCGTCGATCGTGACCTCACCGACATTGCGGTTGAAGAACGGCAGGACGGTACCGATCGGGTAAGGCGTCACAGCATTGGTTGGTATCGACTGAGTCGAAGCCCCGACGTTTGATCTTGTGATCACCTTACCAGCATCATCAGCGACTGCTGTGTAAGCAGTCCCTGTCTGTGCGTTGACGCCTCGAAACCCGCCAAGAGCGTTGATATGCGCTGCCGTCGCAAATCCAGCAGCTCCTGCACCACCTACGTCACCAGCAGCCGCTGCATGGAGAGATCCACCAGACCGATTACCGTGGGCATGCGTGTGATTAGAGCGTGCCAGACTTGTGGCTGCACCTTCTGCGTTCGTGGAGTCAGTCAACTCTACTGCAGTTGCTGTCGTTATGTCGTGTTTGTGATCTTGTCTCGAAACTTCGGACGCGGCACCTGCGGACGCAGCCGCCTTCGTGACGTTGACAGGAGGCGTATTGCTTGGAACACCAGCTGAAAGGCCGTCAAGTGCTGTTTTGTCTGCAGCACTCATGAAGCCTGCTACAGACGGTGTAGCTACTGCATGTAGCGATGCGCCTGCTTGGTTTCCGTGTGCGTGTACGTGATCGTCCCTACTCGCAAGGCCAGCAACGCCGGGAGCAGAAGCTCCGATGTCTGCAGGTGTAGCGTTAGAGAGGTTGCTCGAGATGGCTGCGACACCTGCGCGCAAACCAAAATGAACACTGCCAACGTCAGCAGAGCCGGTAAGAGCCTTTGCTATCTCGCGCTCGTTGGTGCCAGCAACACGCGCGAGCCGACCAGCGTCTGAGACGAATAAGACATCACCAGTAGTGATCCCTACCAAGCTAACGTTTACTACCTGACCGTGTACACGGACGTAGACAAGGTCACCTGTGAGGATCGTGCCGCCTTCTGCCACAGGTCCTACAACGATCCCGAGCGCCTCTGCAAGAACATACGAAGCTGACGCAACCGCCAGATCAGCGACTGGTATGATCTCTTCGCCAGGCAAAGTGCTTTTGATCGTCGCAACAGTTGTGAACCGTACGATGTCGTGAAGCGCGGCATTGTATGCCAGTTGCGCGACAACGAGACCAGGATCAGCACGTACGGTGTCAACAAGCCGTAGAATCTCGTTGGCGTCAGACGCATAGCCGTCTGCAGAGTCAACCTCAGTAGTCTCACCTGCCGCCGGAACTCGGATACGAGTCTTGAGGCGCCTGACTGCAACGACGACTCGGTCTACACGTTCGTCTGCTAGACCTTGATTGACGATCAGTTGGATTAGGTACGAGTCTTCTTTCTTAGGCGTGAGTGTAGGATTCTGAATCGACGTGCTGCTTAGCGCGTCAGCAGCACCAGGCGGCTGATCTAGAATCGTCCATAGGTAAGTGCTCTCGCCACCGTTGCCTGTGTTGTTGAGCTGCACCAGTGTGTCGATAGGAAGATCCGTATCCGACCCTGGCGAGCCATTCACTGTGATCAATGCTTGGGTCATGATCGCCTCAGTAGAAGTAGCCTGTCAAGCGAGCCGAGATGTCTGCCAACGTAGCTGTACCAGTGAAGAGAGACCACGCTACGTCGAGGATGCCGCTGTTCGGTACGTCAACAACGAACTCTTCGTCGAAGACAGCGTCGATCCATCGCGTCACACGAATGTCTGACCAGGCTGTGCCTGCCCCTGTCGGGCGTGCGCCAACAGAAAACGTTACCTCTTGCGGAGATCCTACCGTCAGCTGCAAGCGAATGGCCATGCGTAGTACCTTGGCGTGGCCTGGATAGTCGGTCTGCGTGAGCACAAACGGGCTTGCAGCACTATTTCCGAGGTCGTGGTTTGGGGCTTGGAGAACCTGGAAGCCACCACCACCAGCTTGCGGGCCCCATCCCAAGTTGTCGGACTTGCGCTTGACCGCACCAATGCACGAAGCAGCTCGCGCAGGCACTGCGTAGTTGCCCCAGGGAGCAGGCAAGGTGATCGTTGCTGTGTTGTGCCCAAAGCGCGTGGGGCGCGAGTCCGACAACACCAGCACGCCTCGCACACGGTGATCGCCGTAAGCAGACTCAGGCAATGCGCCGTTCCACGGGCACAGATAGAGGTAGTACCAGGTGTCGGCAACGATTGACAGGCCTGGTGTGATCACCGAGGCGTCTGTGAGGTCGAGATACGCACCGCCTACAGCGTACTGCGCATTCATCTTGTAGCCGCCGGCATCTTGGCCGGTTGTCACGTCGCAGCTCGTTGCCTCTTGCACCGAGAACCGAACACCGTTGGCAGACACGCCGCCGGGGATCTGCTCCGACTCGAAGCGCGCGACTTGCGGGGCTTGTTGCGGCCAGTAGCGGTCACCGAGCGCAGCGCGGCTTCCAGGCAACCGCCTGATGTCGACGATGTCAGGGAAGTCGACTGCACCACCGCCGCCAGGTCGGAATACGGCAGCGAGTGGAACCCAGTTGCCGCCTGTCGGGTTCGGGTACTGCGTGGCAGAGCCTGCGATCCACTGAGACTGGATCTTTCGGAGCTTCACCTTGTCCACGACTGTATCAGAGAACGTGTTGGTGCTCGTGTTCAGGACCTTACGCGACTCGGTTGCGACGTCCTCTACCATCTGCACCTCGAGCAGGTAGTAGGTATCGCTACCAGGTGCTGGCGCAGCAACTGTGAGCGCTGATCGATTGTGCGCGATGCGGTAGGAGCTGTCATAGGTACCTGGCACTGGCGAGAGCGACGCACTGTCTTGCAGCAGTGCCCCTACACCAATGTCTACACCTGACCCGTTAGGTGTGACTTGGAGGCCGAGAACCTGGTTCTCAACGATCTCTGCGCCGACAGACGCAGGACTGCCTTGGTGGCGCGTCTTGTTGCTGTGCAGCAAGACGTCTGCCAGGACGCGCCCCAACATGGCTTCGGCATTTACGAAGTCTTGGGATCGCGCCTTTTCGAGCGTAGTGATTGCAATGTGATCTGTTCCAGGCATGATTCCCTCACATGTCGTAGCCGACCAAGTAGACGTCGACGTCCGTCAGGTCGACAGTAGGGCTTTCGGCGTAGACCTCGATAGCCTCGCCTTCTTTTACAACCATCTCGAGATCAACTGAGTGCGCACCAGCTGTACCTGAGTGCTGAAGACGCCTGTCTTGGTAGTTGTTCGAAGCTGACGCGAACCGAACGGCGACCAGCTTACCCGTTGCCGACGCGGTCGTCGTCGCAAACGTCACCTGCACGCGAAGCTTGATTGTCTTCGCGCACTTGGGCAGTAGCCCAGCAGCGATCGACACGGTGCGCGATGTCGCTGCCGCCCCAGAGCTGGACCCAAGGATAGGTGGAAAGAGGTTGTTTTCGCCGAAAACGAGATGGCCTGCATGGCCTGCACACGGCTGCCAACCGTCATTTCCGGCATTGCGGTACAGCGCGCCGACGCATGGAGCCTGATAGAGAGGTACAACGTACTCGCCGAAGATCCCTGGAAGCGTGATCAAGCCGTTGTTGAAGCCTTCCCTAGGCTCAACATCGCTGATCACGACCACGCCACGCCGGATGAACGCCACCGTAGTAGAGATCGCTTCCGGCGCGTAGTCGAACCAAGGCGCGATATAGATGTAGTACCAAGTGTCCGCAGCGAACGTCGTGCCTGGATCTTGAGCAAGTGCCACGCCAGGAAGCTGAGCGTCGTTTGCAAGACTGTGCAGGCGTAGCCCGCCGCCTTGTCCTGCTTTCGACTGATTGCTCCATGCCTCGTCAACCGTGAGCCAGACGTCGCTGGACGGAGTCCCGGGAATGGCTACGGTCTCTAGCCTAGCGAACGCAGCGCGGCGAGAGAAGTGCGTGCGTCGACCGAAGGCGCCTTCCCGCAGTGCAGGCAACGGGCGCACATCGATCAGCCGCCGATTGTCTGTCAGTAGTCCTGACGAAACGTTCGCAGCGAGAACAGGTACCCAATCGCCGCCGCTGGGTGCCGGGATGGTGCCTGCGCCCAGCACCCACTGTGTAGCGAGACGAAGCTCGATCTGCTTGGTGACGTTCGTCGCCTCGAAGCGACCCGTAACCGTGTTTACGATGTCGCGGCTAGCGTTCTCTGTGATCACAGGCACCGCTTGAATCTCGAGCAGTGCATACCCAGAATGCGCAACCGGCAGGTCGACAGAGAGGTCCACACGACTGTGAGCGATCCGCGTTTTGCTGTCCCGAAGGCCAGGTGTCGGAGCCAGCGTCGCGCTCGTTTGGATCAGCACGCCAGGCGCCAGTGTGATCTTCGACGAGTCAGCGGCATTCCGTACTGCTGCCAGCCCCATCACAACACTGTCAAAATAGACCGTATCTTGGTTCTTCTCGTTGACCGATACGCTCTCTTGCGCATAGCCATCGAGCCACGACCCAAACATGAAGCCCATCACGTCAGCGAATGACCTAACGATCAGGTCGTCTTTCGCCGTGACGTCTGTGCTGAGCGGGCGCTCTCTCGGATTGATCACATAGTTGTCAGTCGAACTCATGGCTCACCAATCGTGGTTGTAGTCGACGATAGCACTAAACCCGGCCAGCTTGGCTTCGTTGAGTGCAGCGAGTAGGGCAGAGGTGGCAGCACCCACAGCCGTGTCGGTGCCATCCAGCACGCCGAGGAACAAGGTACCCGTGTCGCTGTCCGCGCTCCAAACAGGCACGCCTCGGAACCTACCTGTGCTCGAGTCGTAGAAGTCCTCTGGCGCAATCCCGGGATCGTCCCACGCGAATCCGGTGTCGGCAATGGTAACAAGATCGAACACGACGATGAACGATCCCCGATAATCGTCGATCGACAGCCAACGGTTCGGGTATGTGTCGCTATGGTAGTCGTACGCGAAGAGATCGGTGTTGAAAGCAGGATCGGTAGGCGGCACTGCTTGGTACGTAGGCGTGCCTGCGTTTGGGCTCGGCGCATCCCAGCACGTCATGTAGTCGATCTGCCAGGTCTCGTAGATCGTATACGAGATCCCTAGCGGAGATAGTATACGCGAGATCAACCTACGAAATGCTGCAGGAGTGATCGTGTCCGGCAGGGTGCGAATGCGGAGTCGCAGCGCATCTGGAGTCTCGCCTTCAGCGCGCACAACACCGCGGTTGGCTGCATGCCCTTCGAGGAAGCCGGAAGTTCCGCCAGCTGCATCGACTTGTTGCTTTACGAGGATCGTAGGATCACCGTATGCAGGGTCTTGCAGCATGGCAGTGATGGTGTCAATCGATCCTTCGATCAACTCGCCACCAGCAGACGTGCCTTGCCCAGGAACGTTGTACTCGTACCCAGGTGCGATCGCTTGCGCCGTCACGGTTTTGGACAAGTCGCTCGCGCCAAAAATCGCGTCCTCGAGCGTGCGAAAAGACCTCCCGTTTGCGCCAACGCTCACTAGTGTGTTGGCCTTGACTGTGACTGCACCTGCGGAATCATCTGCACGGTAGAAGGTGACTGGCACAGTTGCGAACGTAGGATCGTCTGCGTAGAGAGACACCAATCCGCAACCGACATGAGTAATGGCTTGCGACAGACGCTCAGCAACCTTAGCAGTCGCTTGGAAGATCTCGTACCCTGAGTCTGGGTTGAGTCTGATCGGTTCGATGTAGTCGTCGGGTAGAAGCCTGTCGATCACATCCAAGAAGAACTGCTGGTTGTAGGGCAGGATGTCGCACGTGAGCTTTGCCGCGTCTCTTGGAAATCCGGCGTCGGCAGAGAGCAAGGAAATGGCGTCTGTTGTGAGGTAGTAGAAGAGCGTTGTCGGCATGCTGCTTCTCCTTAGAGTGCGATCCCGTTTGCGCCAACAGCGTTCACGCGAATGTTGGTGTCTGCCGGCCAGCCCGAGTTTCGGCGCAACGTGAATGTCAGCTCCACGTCGCCGATCACACCAGCCACCTCGCTCGCAGAGTAGAGCGCCGAGAGGGGTGATTCACCGACAGGCGCAGGTTCGTAAATCGACTCTCGCGCACCTGACGGCAAGAGAGCCGTGACACTCACACCAGCTACGCCTAGTGCATGCGACACTTTGAACATGATCGGCGTGTTTGGTTGCAAGGTAGAGCCGCTCGCAGGCGAGATGTTAGTCACAGTCGGCGGATCGACGTTTGGTGCTGCGCCTGCACCTGCCGCAGGCTCTTGCGTAGGCATACCGACGATCAGCGCTTGCTGTGGTCGGAACGCCAAGTCAGCAGAGAACTCTACCCACGGCCTCGGTGCTGCGCCTTTTGCAGTCGAATCAGAGGACGAAACCGTTTGCGTCTGGTTCTCTGGGAGATCAGTCGCACCTGTTGTAAAAAGTAAGGTCGCGTCCTTACCAGAACCTGCGTTCGTTGTACGTATGCCTACCTCGACCACGATGCGATCGCCGTCGAGAGCGTTGACAGACGATACCGCTGACCCGGGTGGCGGAAAGTATCGGCTCTGCGCAGTGGTCTCAACAGCAAACTCAAGGCCGCTGCTTATGCCTGCGCGCAGAGTGCCTCGACGAACGGTCCCGTCCTTCGAGATGACGTAGGCAAGAAACCACGACGAGGCGTCAGCCGTCCCGGTGTTCTCGGTCGCCATGATCACACCCTTGACCGTACCTGAGATGGTTTGATCACCATCAAGCGGATCAGAGATGAACATGTCGCGAAAGTAAATCGGCTCCAACGCGGCATTCGTCAGCGACTGCTGACTGTCGCCACCGTAGATCCCGTAGCTTGCGAACGACGGTGGGTAGAGAGACAGTCTGCCCAGCTGCCCAAACACAGGGCTACCACCTGCGTCGCCTCCCGCATTCCAACTCGGATCAGCGCGAAACCGGCTTCCAGAAACGATCATCGCGCCGTTGGCGAGGTTGTTCGCTCCTCGCCACGCCCGAGCTGCATTGTAGTAAAGCCGTGTTGTCATGACGTCACCAACGATCCATCCCAAGGCCCTATGTACCAGGTCGCGTTGATGTTGATGACCTTCACATCCTCATTCACGTGCAGGGTTTCCCAGTGGAAGTAACCGCTAGACCGGTAAGACCACAATGGGACCTTGAGCCCTGTATTGAATCCTGTGAACTCTGAGTCGAAACCTTGGTCACCGGTCGGCCCAAACTCGATCGGAACCAACCTCATCGTGTCTTCGGTGATCCACATAGGGTTAGTCAACCCACCAAGGAACCCGGTCGTCATCGAAGCTTCGTTGGCACGAGAGGAGTAGAACTCACGCGGCGTGTCGAACTCGAACCAAGCACTGCTGCTTACAGGGCCTTCCTGCCCGTTTTGGTTATTCTGTCCGGCTGATGTTCGAAGAAGCAACCCATTTGATCCGCCATTCCCGAAAACCATGTAGTTGCACATTTCGCCTGGGTTTGGCAGGCAGTATTGCAGCGACACGACTTGCGGTGCGTCCGTAGTGGCGTTCGTACTCTTCGGGCGATACGCAATGAAGAAAGACCCGTCCGCAACGATCTCCTCATCCGGGATCGCATCGACACAACCGATCATAGCAGGTTGGATGTCCGTCCCACCAAAGATCAGGTTCGCACCATAGTTCGTTGTGTCACTAGGGGTACCCGCGATCGCGAACGCGTGCGCCGGGTAGACATTACCAGTTCCGCCGCTACCGGGCGCTACCAGCTCAGTGCACCCTGCTGCAGACGCCAAAGTGGATAGCGCATCGGTATCGCCTGGCAGCTGGACAGCCATGCCCCAGATTCCGCCGTAGTTGTCAGTGGTAGCACCCTTGGCGATCACCATCTCGAGCTGCATTGCTCTGAGTGCTGCACTAGGCGTGACCTCGATGCCGGACACGTCACCGGCGATCACAGACAGGTCGAAGCCGCCGTACCCAGCACCAGTGCCTTTGACTCTCGGGAACAGGACCATGTAGGTACCGTCAGGCGCAACCGAGAGCAGCTTCGCAGTCGCGCCTGTCGCCTCCTGCGTGACATTCTCGTTGATCAAGATGCCCTCAGCTGCACCTGCAGCGCATGGGACTTTGACCGTCATAGGACCTGTAAAGCAGATCCAACCTCGGACACCGTTCAAGTGCCCGACGTACGTATCGAGCGAGGGATCACGGATCTCCCAAGTCTTGCCTGCGCCCGGTGTGACGGGGCTGTCAGTTGCGTCTACGTAGCAGCTCGTTGCATCAACTACTTTGAGGATTTGATGCGCTGTACCGGCGGCTACATCGATCAGAAACCTGCCTTTGTCGTGAGCATAGGCGGTTGATACGATCCCCGTCAGCCCACTTACGAGGGTTCGGCCATTCACAGCCGCAGCGATGGTAGCGCCTGCGGCACCTACGTTTGTAACAGGACCGATCACGCCAAAGGTCGACGCCCAACGATCGTCTGCTGGATCGTCAGATACTGTCTTTGTTGTGCCGTCAGACGAAGCTCTGTGCCGCCACCCAGCTTTCTTCATCGCACGAGTGAGTGCCCACAGCTGAGAGAAGCCCTCGGTCGCGCTGATACGCGGTGCACCGTTGATGATCACATGATTGTAAGAAGTCATAGATCACACCGAGTCTGGATTGGTGTTGGTCTGAATGGCCCTAGTTGGTGATGTCGAGATCACACTCACAAGCGCAAGACTCGTCCTGATCACTTGTCTGCGATCAGGAATCACTGAACCTGTGGGGCTAGCTACTTCATCCCCAGTGACGATGAGGCCTGCCACATTGCGCAAGGTGTCAATGATACCATCGATCGTAAGTGTTTGGCCAGGCAGCAACCCGTTTACGTAGGTCACAACAGCCGATCTCGCAGCAAGTGACGTCGTGTCTACGTCGAAGCCTGCGTCGAAGTTGAGCGCTAGCCTGATCGACTGGAGCACAACCTGCCCAACAGTCACTGTGATGTGCGCGCCAAGGCCTCGAACGTCGTCCAAGTTGGCGTAGACAAGGTCTGCGAGCACCTGGCTTTGCGTGTCGTAAGCAGTGCTGGCTGTGCTGACCAACGTGTCTGTGAACTGATCTGCTACGATGATCTCTGCACGCCCTGCCGGGCGTCCGTACGTGTCGATCTTCTCGAAGATGCTTGCGCGGACGACACCTGGTGTTGCTCGAGCTGCCTCGAGCACTGCAGAACGAGTGCCGCGCTGTACCGTTGACCAGAACGCGCGCACACGCGCTCGAAAGGCGTCGATCTCTTCTTCGTCTGTGCCGCCGCTCGTTGCAAGCGCATTGGTTACAGCCAGGTCGTCTGGCGCATTCGTGATCGTGCCGACAAGGTTCGTTAGAGAACCAGGCCTTGCCATTTGTTGCACGCCAGCAAGCACCGATCTGACCGCAACCGAAAGAGGTCCTACGGACCCCTGATCAAAGGTTGTCTCGACGGTCGTGACGTACTGCTTACCGTCGACTGCTTGGATCTTTGTGCCTGCCGGGATAGTGAACGCAACAGGCGCCGGTGCAGTCGTGGAAAACTGAACAGACCCTACAGCCGCAGAAGCCGACTTGATGCTCAAGCCGTACCTATCAAACGCCAGCCTGCGAAGAGCGGTATCGCGCGCGCTGTCAATGAACTGGCCTGCGCATAGGTTGGCTAGTTGCAAAGACAGTTCGTCACCCACACCTGCTATTGCCGCTGCGATTGCGTTAGCGTCAGTACCTTCGCGATCAATGATGTCGCGCCGAATGCGCGTGTTCCTTGCCAGCATCTCATCGCGTGCGGTGCGGAACAGATCGTTGTATGTTGGGAAGTCTGCCATTAGATCACCTCAGGTGGACACCACACGCGGAATGAACGTCTCTTTGATCTCAGTGCCTGTGGCTGCGATTTTGGCGCTGACCATGATCAGCAGAACGCCGTTGGCATCCAAGCGTACGCTTGCAGCCACCTGCTCAACCTCTGGCTCGAGCTGTAGCTGCTTCTGCACTTCTACTTTGAGCTGAACCAAGCGAGCTGCATTCAGCGGCTCCTTCAACCCTATCCCCAGACCGTAGTCGGCAAGATGAAAGAACCCGCCTGGCGACGTGGAAAGACGCCTGTAGAAGAGCTTCTTGAGTAGCGAGTTACCTGCGTGCACTTCGTAGTCGCCACCTGCCCCGAACTGGAAGAAGTTGTCTGCGGACTTGGCAAAGTCGACCTGCGTAGATCGAGCACCGGCAGAGAACGCAGCCGCCTGCAGACCGTCGAAGTCCATTTCCGACACTGTGATCGCACCACCCTGCGTGTCCTTCAGGAAAGGTGCGTGCAAGGTGTGCGAGATACCGCTGGGCCCGAGCTTTTGGAGAAGGTAAAGCTCGAACGCGGTTGCCAGCGAGATCTCTCGCACGCTGAGAACGGTGAACGCAAAGCCGTTCTCGTCTACGATCAACCACGTACGAGGGTTGAGCGCATCCCCGACACCTGTGCTCTGCTGCGCGAGTGCGGCACGTGTGAGAGAGACACGCACAACTAACTCTGCTCGAGCTTCTACGGACAGCACGCTGAACGGTACAGATGTGCCGAGCCCGTACGGATGCAAGCCCCACGGTGATAGACCCCAACTCATGTTGCCTCCGTCTTGACTGTGCCTGTGGGTGCAGCTGCGATCGCGTTCAACGCCGCTACGACCGCTGTTCGCAGAACGTTGTCTGTGACACCTGGCGCACCTGCAAGGACTGTCGACGCAGCTTGAATCGCTAACGTGAGTAGCGTGTCGTTGGTGACAGGCTGAGCAGTCTCGGCTAAGCCGAGTTTGACCTTACCCGTACCAAGATTCTCGATCACGACATCGCCTGTAACCTCGACACGGATGTCGATGTCTGCGGCTTGCGTGCGAATCTTGATCGCTTTGCCTTGCTTGGCGCGGATCCAAATGTCGCTAGGAGGCTCTTGTGCACCTGCTCCAGGCGCCCAGTCTAGATCGGCGGCAACAGGTGCAGCTGACTTTCGCCACATACGGGCAACGATTGTAGGGCCAGAACCTGTGTCGCCCATTGGGACAGCCACAACAACCAGCTCACCGATCTCGAGCGGGAACCATGCGCCGGCGCCATCTTCGGCGTACGGCATTCCGATGAAGCAAGTCTCTGGCTCGCCGTCTGGCAAAAGCTGAACGTCGGCAAAGACTCCGCCGCTCACACCTGGTATGGCAACTGGATCCCATCCCAACTCCTTTACAACAGCTAGGCTGAACCACACGCGCGGATCAATGCCTGGCTGCGCAGACATCGGGGGCGCTACACCGCTACCGCGCCTTGCTCGAGTAGGTGATCTCATCTCTTGAATCCTTGGCCCGGCACGACGACTTCGGTCACAACACCGCCCGACTTGTTGCGGCTACCATCCTTGTCGAAGGACTTGACGACGTAGTTCTGGAAGTCGAAGCCGACTTGCAAGCCGTCTACGCTCCAGCCAAACGTCACAGCAGAGACACGGTAGAAGTTCTGCAGCTCGTTGATGATTCCTCGTGCTGTCGAGATGATCACTCGCGAGAGGTTGACGTCGCCGATACGCTTGGCAACGTCAGCGACTTGCGTGTTGAACGACTTTCGCATGTGATCTGTGAACTCGGAAACGAGCGGTGCCTGCCGCGCCAGCGTACGTACGTCAGTAGCGAACTCGATCGCGTCACCTGGGCGTAGCCTGAGCAAGTCGGGGTCACGGTTGTCGCCGCCAAAACTCGACAATGCTTTGGTAGAGACTGTGCCACCGATCTCGCCGCGACCGATCTCTTCGTAGACAGCCTGCGCGATCTCGGTGAGCCGCTTCTCGTCGTCGATCTCGTGGACAGGCACCCACAAGATGTCTGCCATGGCTTTCTGGCCGCTCGCTACCAGGCGCGATGCGATCTCGTTTGAGGGGTACTTACCTTCAACCGTTGCGTCTGCGTTGACGCACCTGACTTGTCGCGGCTTTCGAAAGCCACCAAACTTGCGATCAAACGTCAGGGATTCAATGTCCCTGCCGTACACCATGCGCCTGGCTGTGATGGGCTTCGGGAAGGCCTTGCCGCTTACCGCGTCTCGAGCGCGCGGCTGCGCGTCTTTGAACGGCGTGGGACGCGAAGGGTCGAACTGGACCAATGCCTGGTCAAACAAGGACCTCGAAGGCCGGATGTGCAGCTCCGAGCCGACGAACGACGGGATGGCTCCTACCAGGTAGCATAGCTGCACTGTGACATCCCAGAACGACAGCTTTGACGCCTTCGAGGAGCTGCCTGCAGTCCCACCTGTTTTCTTGCCTTTGGCGCCTTTGCGGTGCCGCGGCATCGCCCTGCCGCCTGGTGCTGGCGGGATGCCACCCGGCCACTCGCTGAGGCTGGTGCGTATCTTGATACGCTCGGTGAGCGGGTGCGTCTTGTAGAGCTGCTCGATGACCAGCTGGATGGGTAGGTTGTGGTCGAGCGAGTGCAGGACCTTGTCCGAGGTCTTCTGGTCGGTGTGCACAGGCGTGTCGATGAGAATGCCGCGCAGGTCCCGTCCCATGATGGTAACAATGTCGCCGTCGTCCTTGTGCGCGACTTGCCACTCATCAACCATGCCGCTGATCACAAGGTTTGAGGTGTCACCGAAGAACTCCGTTGTATCCAGCACGCTCAACTTGACCCCGAACGGAGCCTCGCCTGCCATACCGCGAGCGAAGTTGGAAGCGAGCACGGTACCGACGTACACGTCCACAGCGCAACTCTGCACTGTACGCGGATCAATAGGCAGGTCTTTGAACGGGAACGAAAGCGTGAAGCGCCCCGCAGGCCTGTGCCCAGGAAGTTGAATCGTAGCTGCGGACGGCACTCTATTGAGTATGTAGCTCGCAGGTCCTTTGGCGATCGCGAGCGGCTCGCTCTTGACTCGCGCAGGTGTAGCAGGCGCTGCCAACGCGCTGTCGATTGACCAAAGATCTGGCGCAGTGGTCGGAATCGTCAACGTAGGATCAAACGACAGCCTAAGGTTCGCGATCATCGACGGGTAGTACGGGGTGTAATCAGACATCAGCAGCCCTCCCCGTCAGAGAGCCTGGGGATCACTAGAACCATACCAGGCAAAATCTCTGTGGCACTCAGCTCGTTGGCTAGTGCGATCCTCCTCCACTCGTGCGGCGTATCGTAGTAGGTAACGGATAGAGTGCGGAGATCTTGGCCTGCACGCACAGTCACAATCGCATCGATTTGTCGATCAAGCTTCTGCGCATACTCGTCGCGCTTCTCTGCGCCTACCTTCGCGATCTCGTTCAACGCCGTGAGAACGTTTGCTAGGTAAGCCTTTGCGATCAGGTCGTCAGAGAAGCTCACAGCGTACTCTGATTTCTCGATCTGCGGGTCGGAAGCGTTTTCTGCTTGCTCCTCTTGCCTGTTCCCGTCGCGCTTGACCTTGGCCATGCCAGAGGGAACGCGCGACCGAAGGGTGTTTGCAAGGCCGACAGCCTGCCCGCGGATCGTTTCTGACAACGCCATCACGTTACGAGCAATGGTGAACGGCGCAATGACTAGCGTTGCGGTGTTGTTGACCGTATCTGCGATCGCTTGTGTGGTGTTTGCAATGCGTAGTAAGCCGGCGTTCAGGTCTGCAAGTACGTCGTTGGCCATTGGGAAGGTAGGCGGTAGCGCCTCGAGATTGAGCGCGTCGGATAGAGCTTGAAACAGAGAAGCGGTGTCGCCGATGCCAAGCTCTTGTGCTGTGACAGGCGGATCGGCCTCTTGCCTAGAGATCCACGTGAACTCCATCTCCCATTCGAGGTCGCGCGAGGTGTACCAGTCCTTTGCAAACTTCGTGATGAAGCCTCGCCGTGCGTGGTTGTCCCAGAACACGTCAACCAACGCGCCTGTACGCACGATGTTGTCGACAATCTCTGCTGCTGCGAACGCAGACTCTACACGCTGGTTCTTGTACGAAACAGGTTCAGTTTCGTTCACAGCACCGCCTAAACCGGTGCTGCCGAGCCCGATCGTTGCGGCTGCGGCACCAATCGCGTTGTCGATGCCGGCAAAAGCGTTGCCGAGCGGGCCTAGGTCCTGCGCAGACGTAGCGCTCTGCGCTAGGTACTTGTCGCTCCACTTACCTCTGATCGTGCTCGTCTCTTCTTTGGCACCTAGAAGCTGCGCCGTAGCAACCGAGTACCCTGGCAACCAGGTCATTGACAGCCGCTGCGACGTCGACAAACTGAACGGGCGATGTGGCAAGCCGCGCCCTGTGAGGATCACCCTGTCGAACGTACTCACCTCCCGAATGATGAACGCACTTACGCTGCTCACCACCTCGGGGCCTGACCTCACTCTGTCGAGAATGCCCATTCACGGACTCCTTTAGCGAAGCGCATAGAGCGGATCGAGCCCGCTGTGAAGCCTAAACTCGCCGATTCGTTGCAGATCGTTTGCGAATGAGATCGCGATGCGGTCAGGGTCAAAGCCTTCTTCGAACTTCTGATCGATTGTGAAGCGGCTATTCCTGAAGTCCTGGTGGATCTTAGTACCTCCTCGAGCGCCTGGCGTACGAGCGCGCCTCTTCAAGCCAGAAAGATCAGGCGCAGCGGCGCCACCTAGAGATGCCCACGCCATCCCGGCCTTCATGTTTCGCAGGAAAGTCGCGATCCCGCCTGCAGCCTCGCCAAGCTTCTTTGTTGCAGGGGCCTGCTTGACGGTGGTCATCTCCATACCGAACCACGCGCGCATCTTGTCACCGAGCCAGTAGAGGATCTCCCCTAGACCTCGGCCGAACTCTGCAAGGCGATCGATCAAGAACCCAACCACTGGTGCGACGTACTCAGCGATCTTCAGGACTCCGCCTACGAGCAGGCCAATCACAGGGCCAGCGAAGTGCAGCAATCCTTCGATAAGCTTGCCGATACCTGTGCCGAGTGACTGGATAGGCGGCACAAGCCACCACATGATCTCGCCGATCATCTCGCCAAACCACCCGCCGAAGCTCGCAACCGTCTCGACGAAATCCCCCATACCGCGCATCATCGGCTCGATTGCGTTCAGCACAAGGCCAAGCGCTGCGTCTGTGAGTATCTGGAAGATGGGAAGAAGAGGCTGGATCACATTCCACAGCCCCATGATCGCGCTGGTCGCGTAGTCGAGCGCGCTCCCAAGAGACGGAAGCGCTGCGACGACCATGTCGATCTTTGTCTGAAAGATCGGCAACACGGCGCCTGCGACAGTGTTGTAGAGCCGCTCGAAGTTGCCTACCAGCCAGCTGATGCCACGCGCTGCCGTCTGCACGCCGACGACAAGGCCTTCAGAAATGATCCTTGTAACCCCTACCAACGTGTTGCCGAGGGACGTCAACTGACCGTCCGCGTCCATGAAGTACCCTGCGAGGACCTGCGCGCCTTGCTTCATGCCGTCGAACAGAGGAGAAGTGCCCATCCGCCAAACAGTTTTGGCGATCGCTGCCAATGTGCCGCTCATGGCCTCCCAGCCGTTCGCTGCGTTGGCGATCATCTCTGAGATACCGTTTCCGTATACCACTTGCTTGAGCAACGCAGCGCGCTGGGCTTCGCCCATGGCGTTGAACGACTCGGTTGTGAGGTTGGCTTGGCCTTCGATCTGTTGAAGGAATGGCAGCATCTGTGTGAAGAGCTGCACGTCCATACCAGCGCCGCCTTTGCCTGGCTGCAAAAGACGCCGCATGTCGTTCGCGATCTGCATGGAGTCGATCCCGAACGTGGCGCCAACAGCGGCAACCTGGTTCGAAAACTTCACCATCTCGTCCATCGTACCGCCAATGGATCGCTGGATCTGCGGCAACGCAGTCGTGAATACGCGTACGTAGTCCTCAGCCTCGCCAGGCAACGCCGCACTCGTCAGCTCGATCTGCTTGTAGATGTCAGCCGACTGCTGGAGTGCAGTATTGAAGTCCGGAGCCTCGCCGAGAGAGGTGAGGTAGCCGGCCATCTTATTCTGCGTGTTCTCGAACTCCTTACCCAGGTTCATCACCGCGTTGAGCGTGAACCCGCCTACAGCGCCGGCAACAGCCATCTTGACCATGTTCAGCGTGCTACTCAAGTGCTGTACGGCGTGCTGCGCAACGTTGGCGTGCGACACCATTTGGGCCATTTGGCCGCCGAACTGAGAAGCGCCCGTGGCGCGAAGAAGTACGCTGACGATCTGCTCCATGGGTCCGCTCCTCAGTCGTTGTTCACTTGGTGTGCTTCTGCTTCTTCGCGTAGAAGCTCAGCCGTTTCATTAGCCAGCCACACCAACTCTCGTACCGACATCTTGCGTAAGGTGCCGATGTCCTGGTGCGCGTATCGCCCGAGAAAGGCGTAAAGCTTCATGATCTGCTGTGCTTTTGTGTTCTCTTCTTCAGAGAGCGCGATCGCAAAGATCGCAAGGGTGACTACGCCTTGCTCTCGATGCTCGCCAAAAAATCCTTCACCTCAGCCATCTGCGGGTTGTGCAAATGATTGTAGGCTTGCATTACGAAGTTGCGCGCCTTCGGGTGCATCGCGACCCAGATCTTGTCGACCGTGCCGTCGCCAGTTCCACACCTTGTGCCGTTGACCGCGCGTAAGGCTTCCTTGGGCAGCTCCCATGCCACGCGGATTTGATCGCCGCGTGCACGGTTGGTCGCCATCATCTCTTCGTCTGCTGATAGCTCGACGAGCGTCAGCGTCTTGACGTCTGTGATCTTGGCGACGCCTTCGGGAAGCGTGAACGTATGCTCGACTCGATTTTCATTCATGAATCACCTACAGACTCTCTTTGAAACGAAGTTGATCAGTACAGGAACGACGGCTCGCTGGCCTCGAAGTCGAGACTCACGTTACCGTAGTCTGAGCGCGAGCCGAAGCTCATCGGTAGCGCGCCGAACTCCACGTCGTTGATCATGATCCTGGGGCGCTGGCCGCCTGGGAAGTTCAACGTCGCCTTGATGTTGATCTTTGTGCCTGGCGTACGACGGCGCGCCTTGTTCACGATCTCTTCGAAGACGCGCATGATCTCCTGGTTGTCGAAATGAATCTCGATCTTTCCAGCAATGCCTTTGAAGATCGAGTCCTTCCTCTCCGTCGTCTCACCGAGGTAACCTTCGGAGAGGATCTCTGTCTGAAGCGTGACCTCAAAGTTACGAACGGTCGTGATGTTCGTCTTCGGCTGACCGTTGACGACCATCAACACCTCTACCTCTTGTCCTTTGATCCTCTGGGCCATGTGATTTCCTCCCCAACGCGAAAAGCCCGCGAACTGGGTGTCACCCCAATCCGCGAGCCCTATCCCCTCTTGCAGAGGGTGCGACTGCTGACCACAGAGCCTGCCTCCAGGTCACGGTGCCGAGTCTAGCACCGTTACCGAGGCAAGCTCAAGGTTCAGGCAGCTTGCTCGGTAATGACGACGTTTTCGCCGATCTCTGTCTGGAGAACGATGAAGTCCGCAGTCGGCGTGAGGCGCACACGAGTGATGATCACGTAGATGCCTTTCGCTTCGAGATTGGGCGTGTTACCGCTCTTGTCGTCGACTTGGTACTGGTTGATCCGCTGTGCAGCGGGGTTGTTCGGACTCTGCAGCTCGAGCAGAAAGGCGTCGACCTCACCCACGGCGCCGTCCTTGAGCTGGTTGGTGAGCGGCAGCTTGGAGAACCCAACCAGGCGCTCCGAGAGCGAGTCTTGGATGAAGTCTGCCATGCGCCGGCGGAAAATGTTCTTCTGCCCGCTGGTGAGAGACGATGTCACGCCGCTCTGGAAGATCGGGCCTGACCTTCTGTCGATACGCATCGCCATGATGCCGGCTGCACGTAGCGCAACGTACTCGTTGATCCCCAGACCGGAAACGCCTCGCTGAATGCCGACGACAGTTGCCATGACCGTAGGAACCGGCTCAGCTGCTTGGCCAGGGTTGCGCTCAGGCGCCAAGTTGGACATGACGCTTGCAGCGCGAAAGTCCGCAGCGAGATCGAGGATGCCGTCGATTGTGGTCAAGCCAGTCGCGACTTTCAGCCTGAACCCGACGGCCTCTTGCACGTAGACACGCTCGCCTGGCCACGCGTACACGACACGCTCTGCGCGAGTTGCCCCTACACCAGGAGATGCGGTCGCGGTTACTGCCGTGGTCGTCTGTTGTGCCAAGTCAGGGCTGATCACAGCAATCCTGCCGCGGCCGCGCTGACTTGCTTCGAGTACGTGACTGCGGAGTTTGGTTCGGTTGTTCGCACTCGTCCGTGCTGCAACGATGAGGTTGGCGTCGCGAACCGGATCTTCGTCTGCGAGGAACGCGTCGATCGCAGTGGCGTAGAGCGCGTCGATGGTTGCCGACGCTACAGGGTTGATCCCTTGCGTAGCAGCCGTGAAAGCGGTTGTGCCACCTACGATGGTTCTGGCGCCGAGACCGGACAGCGGATCCCACGAGTCGCCGTCTGCTGCGTCTGGCACGACTGCCGGTGCGAGCACAGTGCCGGCAGAGTACGTACCGTCAGATTGCGCGCCTGCAGAGTCAGTGATCGGCCGGATTGGGACGGTGTAACCGCCTGCGTCTGCCGCTGCATAGCCACCTGGAACAGCTGCCCCAGGTACGATTACAAGTGCCGTATCTGCGTCGCTGGCCAAGTGCAGACGCCAAGGCACGTTTGCTTGCGAAGTGAACTCGAACGCTGCGCCGTCAAGGCGCTCGATCGTCAGTGTGGTGCCGGAAGCAGGTGTAGACGCCACACGGTACGTGCCGCCTTCAGCAACAGGCGCGATCGCGCCACCATTGTTGTACCCGAGAACAAAGATGTCACCCTTGGCAGCCCCCAGCGTGCCGTCAGGGCGTGTGATCGTTGTCCAGTCGAGCGCGCCTGACTCGAACTCCTGCGTCACTGCCGAAGCACCTGAAGTGCAGGAACCGGCGGTTCCGGATGTGATGGGCTCGTTGGCAGTGAACTCCTGCCTGGCACCGATCTTCAGCCGACCTGCGCCTGAGCGGAACTCTCGACCTGCAGACACTGTGCCGCCAAGCACAGGAACGACTGCGGCCGCATCCGTTTGAGATCGGCACACAGGTAGCTGGCGAAACACGCGCGCGCCTTTGGCCGAGCAGAGATTGACGGCTGCGAGAATCAGCCTAGAGAAGCTCTTGCTGCGCAGAGCGGCGTACAGATTGCCGCCGCTGACGCCAAACTCTCCGAGTGTTTCGTCGAATCCGCCGAACTTGTTGATCAGGTCTTGAGCACTGAGGACCTCCTGCGGCACGATCTTCGTCGACACATTGCCGCTGGTGTCGACGGACGTGGCATAGGTCATGTCTGCGCATTCGCCGACTGCCGCAACCACGCCCGTCGCAACACCTGAGATCGAGCCGGGAGGCGGCAGGTCGACGATGCTCACACCCTCGATCTGGGTGAGGACTTCGGTACCTGGGTAATAGTTGAAGCGTCGAGTGAAGCCGGACACGGAATCCTCCTGGGTGAGCCCGAGATGCTCGGGCGAACGGTAACTGATACAGGGTCTTTTTGCTAGGTACTTGACTCTGCCAGAGCTGCCGCGTACTCCGTTGGGTTGTCGTAGACACGCGAATCGAGGCGAGGATCAAACCGCGGAACCGACCCGACGAGCTTGAGCTTCGACATCTGGGCGCTGACGGAAAAACTGGCTAAGCGCCAGCGCTTACCAGCAGACTCTGGGCTGTCGATGATCGATACGGACTCGAGCAAGCCGGTCATGATCGCATTGTGATAGTGCGGCAAGACCAAGCGAAACCCAGACATCCAGTCGACCGGATCCAAGAGGTCTTCGATTAGAGCAGCCAGCGCAAGCCGCTCTGTTTTGTTGGTGCACCAAACGTCCACTGTGAATGTACCCGAGATCTCGCCTGTGATGCGGATCACTTGGCCGTCAGGAAGTTGATCAGTTTGGTTGGTGAGAGAGGCGTAGTCATACTGCGCAGACCCCTCCATGTGCACGCACGCAGACGGCCACATCGCTAGCTCTTCGGGATCAGCCCAACCTTCGTACACCTGCAGAAGCCTGTAGGAGACGCCGCCATCCCACGGGATGACCTTGCCGCGCAGGTATTCAGAGATTCCGCGAACGATCGCGTGCCAGCAATCTGTGGTGCGCACATCGCTATAGTCGACCACGTCGTCTGCGCGCGTGATCAGTCTCGTTGCTACCTGGTCCTCTTGCAAGAAGACCGAGTCGTCAGCACCACTCATCGGCGCACCTTCGTCTTGTTTATAGCCTTGATCAGCTTCACGTTCACTGCGTCTGTCACGACTCGCTGAATCTCTGCTTGCACATCCGGATCGCGCAGAATGGGCCTGGCAGGAATGCCCCTCTCTGAGATCTTGCGTGCGATGAGGAATGCCACCGAACGCGCATTCTCCCTCGGTATCCCCAGCTTACCGATCACCCACGGAAGCAGAGCTGCAACTGGGGGCGCTTTCGCACCCTTACGCCGGCCGAACTCTATCACAGAGGCGTAGGGCTGCTTGTTGAAGACGCGCACGCTCGAGGGTTGTGCGCCGATGACTGCGCGCCACGATCGAGCAAAGCGCTTGCGAAAGAAGATCTCGCGATCAATCGTGACCTTCTCCAGAAGGAGTCGCACAGCCTTACCGGCTTGCGGCATCGACTTTCCGAAGACCTGCTGTCGGATCTCTCGTCCAAGCTCGGCTTCGTAAGCAGCAAAGTTCTCGATCGGAATACGGACGGTCCGCGTCAATGGCGGCATCACAACTCGTCCGTCAACGACCTTCACCTTTGCCATCAGCCCCTCACGTCGCTGCTACGCATACGGTCCTCGGCGATCTTCTTCAGTGTCACCTTCCACTGGAACTTGGTGGCTTCGTGCATCGGCGCACCTGACAAGCGGAATCGCCGTCGCATGCTCAGCCCGTCTGACGTGCGTCGTCGAACTTCCCAGTAGAAGCTCTGATCAGGCGGAATGGCTGAACCGTCTTCGCCGCGCCCTGACAAATAATCTTCGTTGAACCGAGGGCTGATCTCTGTGATTCGCACGTCGCCTTCCTCGGCAATGCCGATGGACTGCATGCTCAGCGCAACCGAGCTGATGTCAGCGACGAGTGGCGTGGGGAGGATCGATTCCTCTCGAATCACTTCTTCGATGCCCTGAGAGCGCGCGCCACCTGACCATCGCGTCCAGACAAGGAGCACTTGGTAGGGTCGAGCGCCGAGCGTGGTAGCGATGTCGCGGATGCAGTCGACCGTGTTGGTCAGACTCGCGACGAGGGTGCAATCGATCGCCGTGCCTTCAAGCTCGGTTGCGCAGTAACAGACCGACTGACCGCATGATGCACAGCAACCCATTTGATCACCCCGTTACAGGCACGTTGCTTCCAGGGCCTCGACGCCGCGAGCGATCCGAGAACGCGTACTTGGGAACGCCGAAGATGTCGGCGAGTCGAGACGCCCACCGCTGATACTCCTTCTCGAGGAGGTCTTGGTGATCGTCTCGCATCGTGATGTTGCCGAGCTGCTTCACAACGAGCTGGTCGATCGCGCACACCATCTTCTTCTCAATGGCGTCCAGGATCGCTAGCATGCTGCGCACGCGGTCAAGAGCGCCGTCCTCGACCAGCTGGTTCATAGCCGTTTCCAGCATGAACACCGTCTGCTGCGGACGAGGCAACCCGTACTGGAGCGAAGCAGCAAAGCCAGAGGCTAGGTACCCAAGATGGTAGCGTACGCGCGATTTCTCTGCGTTGTTCAGTAGAGCCATAGAGAGCGCCCTCCTGAGCGCACGCTACCATCTTACGACTTCGTCGGGCGTTCCTCGAGCAGCAAGCCACCCTCGCGGAAGCGCTCGACCGCGCCATCGCCGTAGGAGTCCTCGCTCACAGTGTCCCCAGGCGAGAAGCGACACTGCTGACCCTTCCACGAGACTGTGATCTTTGTGGTGTTCTTCACTTCGTACACCTTGCCTGCACTCGTCGACGCGACAGGAGGTGGGACGGACGGCTCGAGCGCTGACCCAGAGGCCGCAGGCGCTGATGCTGTTGGCGGTGAGCTTGCTCGACCGTCAGACGAGATCTTCGCTGCCTCGATTGGGTCGATCGGTGACGGTGTGCTGCCTTTCGTGGCAGGTCCCACCAGATCGTTCATTGTTCCTTTGCCGCCTTTTGCCATGATGTGATCTCCTTCGGATGGGGTAGGGCACGCAGGGCGCCGAACCATTGTAGAACGCGAGGGCTTTTATCGCCTGGATTTACAAGGTGGCGAGCCTTGGTCCTGTTGCTCTACACGTTCCGACGCGCCTGCTGCCCAAGCCCGATGCAAGGATCAAAACGCGTCAAAGGCTGCGGACACCAAGACCCAAGAAAGTGCCCGCAGCCATCAACATGTATGAGCTTGCACGGGCGTTGCCCGTCCCTAAGGACGGATCACTCGCCGTGTTCGATCGTGATGAACCTCTTGAACCGTGCTCGGCTGCCAACCGCAGCATCCGTACGCACAGGCCAGTCGCCGATGAACTTCCAGCTCGTTGCGACCTGATCCTGCAAGCGGTTCAACGGCGCTCGGATGAGCATCTGGATACGCTCCGAGAAGATCTCGATTCCGTTGTTCACGATGCGAGGATCTGCCACAGAACCGGTGATGCCAGCTTCCGTGATCAGCGCCTGTAGGTCGGAGTAATACTCCATAATGCCGCCTTGCGCCGTGAAGAGCATGCGGTGGATCTTGGTGCCAGTGGCCACGCCGGTGTTGTACAGCTCCCCTACGAAGGGGTCGCGCTGATCGTACTGCGCCGTGAGCCCGCCGACGACCGTCTCAGCAACTGGGCATTCCGAGTTGCGGTAGAAGACCGTGTTGAGCAGCTCGCCGAGCGCGAACTGGCGGTACATGTAGTGATCCGGCAACGCCGTGAGCAGGCGCTGGAACTCCGAATCTGCGAAGACCTTCCCCTGCGAGACAGGGTCGAGCTGGCAATGGAAGCGGCCGTCCGGATGCTCCGGTACGTTCTGTTGCCAGAAACCGCTGACCGCTGACCGGATGTCGGAGAGCGTGGGAAGATCAGCGGAGCCAACGTCGTCGACCTTGTTGCCGCCGCCTACTCGGATGATCTGAGTTGCATCCTCTGAGTAAACGAAAGCGCGATCGTCCACCGTGACAGCCACGTCGAGCGTGATCGTGCCAGGACCGAACTCGTCACCAGGCACATCTGGGGTGAATCCGATCACGTTGCGCGTCACGTCGGACGGCGCCGTGTCGCGAATGGTCACTGAGAGCGGGTTCGACGAGGAGACTGCATCGAAGCGCACGAGAGAAGCGCCTGTGATCGACGGGTTGCGCGCACGCGTTAGCCCGTTGAGGCGCTTGACGCGGAGCACAGTCACTGCGCTTTGTGCACCGTCTGCCACCGTCCACCCAGAAAGGGCAGCGGCGTACATCCGGTTGCGCACGACACGGTTGAGCGTCTGCGCCGCTTGCATGCCGAGCTGGTGTGCGTTGCGCAGGAACAGGTTGATGATCGCCAGCATGCTGGTCGGCATGTGCGTGTCGACCGTACCAGCGTACTGCTGGAGCTGGGCGGTCCACTGTTCCATCGGGTACGTCACCGGGTCAGGATCGGTGCCAGGCGTCAGCGGACGGGCATCCACAGGGATGAGACCGGGCGCGCTGAAGATCTGGGTGTCACCGATGCCTGCCGGCCACGGGACCGGGGACGCCTCTGCTCGGAACATGAGCCGAGGAAAGAGCGCGTCGTGGAAGGCGCGCTCCAGGATGTTCTCCTGGACGATCTGTCGGACTTCGGGACTCTGAAGGATTACTGAAAAGTCGGGCATGGCTTTCCTCTGTCGGCGGCGCCAGACAGCGCCAGGTCAGTTGTTGACTGTACAGACCCAAACCGCCAGCTTCAAGGATCTCTACGCTAGCATGCCACCCGTAGACGGGTTGGACAGGCCTCGCTTCCGAAGGAGCTTCTGAAACTCGTCTGCCGGAAGCTTCCGAGCATCCACGCTGCCGCTCTCCTCGTTGTTCGAGGAACGGTCAGCCGTTGCTGCACCTGGCTTGGCAGTGGAGGTGTTGGGCGTGCCAGTGTTGACAGGCCTCTCCTCTGCCTTGAACAAGTGCGGATGCGACTGTCGGAGGGACTCGCGAAAGAACTTGGACTCGTCCACGGTCTTCAGCTCGTCATCCGACATGCCTTTGATCGCCCTGCGGAAGACCTCGACAGCATAGTCGACATCCTCCACACCTGCGTCCTTGGCAGCGAGCTTCAGCTCCATCGTTGCCTCCATGTTCTGGAGATCGCGACTGAGCTGACGGTTCCGCTTCTCTTCGCGTGCGCGCGCTCGGTTGAGCTTGCGCTTCTCTTCGAGGAGCTTGTCTTTCTCCTGTCGGAGCGCGATGAGAGCCTGCGTTTCTTTCTCAGACATCTGCGCAGGATCTGCTGGATCTGCGGCAGGTTGATCCGTTGTCGTTGCAGGCTGTTCGGGATCGCTCTTTTTGGACTGCGCGAACGCGACCATCTCTGCGTGGTTGGCAAAGCCGTAGCTTACGGCCTGGGCGTCCAACTCTGCGAGAGTCTCAGCGCGTCCTCGATCACGCTCCTCTTGCTTGATCTGCTTCATCGCGTTCGTCGGGATCGTGAGAACCTTGGGCTTGCTCTCTTCGGGCACGACGGGCGCTGGTGTCGCAGGATCAGCAGGTACAGCAGAGTCAGTCGGCACAGCTGCTGCTGGCGTCGTGGTTGCTGCTTCTGCAGTCGGAGGTGGTGTTGCAGGTATTGGCGCTGCAGGTACGGCTGACGCCGGTGCTGCAGGGCTCGGTGTTGGTGCGGTAGCGATCTTATCAGCCATCTGTATCTCTTCCTTCTTGCCCGTGACCCGTCCCAGATTCCGACTGTTCACCGCCGTCGTCACTCGCGTTTATGGACGACGGGATCACCGTCGAGCCTGAATGGACGTGTTACAGAATGGTTTGGTTGGAGGTTTCTCTCAAATGATCACTGGGCTCATTCCCAGTGAATCGTGTCAGACGTTGGGTGCGAAGTCGCTGTCCATGTCGACAGCGGCTCGAGGCAGGTAGGTGAGCACGAACCCGGTGACCGTGTTCGGGAAGGTGAGAGTCTTGCCATCGTCAGACAGCGTTGCGATGCCTACCGCAGCACCGGCGCCGCCTGGCGGCACGATCGGAGTGGCGCCAGAATCTGACACGATGTACGCGCCAAGCGATCCTGCGGTACCGGACGCCGAAACGCGCAGCCCAACGACCTGTCCGATGGCAGGCAGAAGCTCAGATGTTGCGAGAGTGAGACCTCCTACGATCGTAGCTCCTGCCTTGGAAGCAGCGGTGGTGATGTCGATCGCAGCTGCTGCGGTAAGGGACGCAAAGGTCACCTTGATCGGCTCGAGCATGTTACCGAACTTGATGCGGCGGAGGATGTCCGCTACCTCGTTCGGGCTAGCACGGTTCATGGAGAGTCGAAGCGTCTTTACGGAAGTCGTCGTCATTGTACAGGCTCCTGATCAGGTTCTCTCGCCAAGTAGGATCTTGACGGTGGTTGCAACGCCAGCTGCTCTCGTGATCGAGAGTGCTGTGTACGGCACAGTTGTGCTCATGATCAGAGCGAAGGAATCGACAGGAATCACTTGCGCTGCGCCGTCAGCGCTGGTCAGCGTTGCCGCCACCTTGCCACCAACGGTCTTGATCATGATCACATTGGCTTGCGAGAGAGCGCCGAAAGCAACTGCCTGTGGCGCGTCCGCAGTCAGATCGTACTCCGCGGTTGCCGGCTCCTTCGAGAGGCTGATCGACTCGTCGATGGGTGCAGAGAAGCTGACGCAACCCGACGGCGATCCGCTCGAGGGCTTCGCCGTCATCTCGCCGTGCACTCGGAAGGTGTGTGCCATCAACGCCTCGTGCTGAACGGAGTTGGATCAGGGGTCGCAGGCTCGGCGTTTGGGTAGCGTTGCTGATCGCTCAAACGTTGGCAGCAGTCTGCGTACCTGCCTTCAGCGTTCTCGTAAGCGCGACGCGGGTCCTGGATCGCACAATCCTGCCCGATGGCGTTGTGCTTGATCACTTACGGCCGCCGCGCTTGTGGAACGTGACGACGAATGGCGTGGGAATGTCGGAACGCTCGGCTGACATCGACCTGCGCTCCATTTCCTTGTAGGTGCCGCTCGCACCAGGCGTACCTGGAGGAGCACCAGCCTGTGCGTCGTACGGCATTTCGCCTTCGAAGCTCGACGACGCGTTCTGCTTCTCTGCAATGGACCGCAGAGAGCGTGGCTGGCCTGGCGGTACGGGCTCGTGAAACATGGGCTGTTCTCCTCTTCTTGCTGATCAGCTCCAGAACCGGGAGCCGCGGTCCGAGGTACAAAACGACCTCAGGTTACGCTAGATGCCACAGGTAGGCAAGACCTGCTCCAACGGATCTCACGCACCGACCATGTCTGCGTCGTCCTCTTCACCAGAAAAGTCAGCGTCTTCTGCCTCTTCTCCGAAGTCCTCTGCAGGGATCTCTTCGTCCGAATCGGCTGCGAGAAGCTGCCCGATTCTGTAGATCCAGCCGGCTGTTCTCTCGGCATCTTGCGACATGCGCTCCTCTTCGAGATGCTTGCCGATCGCAAGAGCTGCGTCGTAGTCGATGTCAGTCAGGTGCCAGAGGTTGCCTGCGAGGCGCGGAGGGAGCATCGCTGCGCCTTCCTGCATGATCACTTCGTCCTCTTCGCTCATGTCGAGTTCTGGGTCGATGAGCACGTCGTAGTCCAACTCGTCGCAGCATGCTTCGATCTCGTCGGCATACTGTTCGAAGAAAGGGATCACTGCGCCTGGGTTGGTCGGGCCGGAAGGGACGTTCCCTTCCGCGATCTCGTCTTCCATGCCTGGCTCAGGCTCCTCTTCCTCTTTCTCGAGATCCTCGTCCAGGTCTTCCTCGTCCTCTTCTTCGTGGGAAGTCGGAGCAGGAGGCTTCTTCTTTTTCTTCTCGGCGGTGTTCCCGCCGGCAAAGGCGCTGAGCTTCTTCGGATCGACAGGCATGACACGTCTCCTTGGTGCGCAGGATGCTACAGGAGCAGCCTTCGCTATGCAATGTTGATGCGGCGGCTGTTCAGCCACTGCCAACCGTCCACACCTTGACCAGGTGCCCACGGCGTGAGTACAGCTCGATCGTTAGGTCGGTTAGGCGGAGCGTACCAGATCTTACCGACCATGGCTTTAGGCGCGAGAGGGTGCGGCGGCATGACAAACGAACCGCCAGGCGGCGCAAGCTGACCGTGCAGCACCAACGAATCGTTGCCTACGCGCGTGTCCATTGGAAGGCCTGTGATGTCGTTCACCATCTCGGTCCAGCGCATGAAGATGCCTCGAGCTTCGTCACCAAGCTCGAGGAAGGCGTTGTACTGGGCTTGATTGAATGAGACGCTGTTCTCTGTCCTGATCGTGCGATCGATCTGCCACCACTGCTGCTGAACCGTATCTACGGTAAGGCGCTCGAGATCACGAGAGGTAATGCCTTCGAGGTTTTCTGTGTGAAGGACCTCTTTCATGCGCGACACGATCGACTTGGATAGCGCCTTACCTGACGCTCTCCTCTGCGCAGACAGAGATCGCGTGTCCTTCCGTAGGATCGCTCGATATGCCGATTCGTCGTCGAGCTTCGTGCCGCTCGGGCGCACGGTGTGTAGGAACTTGGCGAGAGAGCGAACTGCCTCGGCTTGCGTCTCCGCAGTCGTGTCAACCATGCGCGCAGCGGCGTGGTCGGCAAAGGCTTTCATGCGCGCAGTGACCACGCGGGCGACGTTTGCAACTTCGCCGCGCGTAGACTTGATCGTGGAGCGGTTGCGCAAGGCACGGCGTAGATCCTTTTCAAGCCGAGCCATCTCGTCGTTGAAGTCTGCCTTCACACCAGACGTCACGCTCCTGTCCAACACACGATCCATTGTGCGTCGGTGAGCGATCGTCGCATTCTGCATCTTCGTCTGAGGTGTAGAGCGCTTTCTAGCCGCCATCGCGATCTCTCCACCTTGCGCAGCACCCCTTATCTGCGACGAGGGCAGAAGCGCCTTCGTCGTCGATCACCGCAGAGCACTTACCGAAGTTGGCCGAGCGTGCAGAGCTGTAGAACTTGCATCGATCACAGCTCGTGCCACCGCTCACTTGCTCAAACCCAGAGAGTGCTGGGTCGATCGCAAGAAAGCCTTCCCTGGCGTAGTATTCGCTATGTCCTACCGGCCTAGGTGTTCCGAACACATGGTAGCCGCAGATCGCATCTGGCGGCACCACGACATCCGAAAGCATCAGCTCGCACTGAGCGCCAGATCGCAGCCAATGGATGCAGTTCTGGCACATCTTCCTGGAGTCATCCAGGTTGGGAGGGGAGTAGAGAACGTCGCCAAGCGTGACAGGCTCTGGTGGATCAACGTAGTTTGCCTTATCAGCGAACACGGCGAGGCGACGCCGCTTTTCTTTGCTCGTCGGCACGAAGCCTCCTGTACATCGTCTCTTCAATCGCCACTGACATTGCCCAGTTCCACGCGTCGAGCTTGAAGCCGAACCACGTTCCCTTGATCCACCACGTCCAAATGGTGAACCAAGCAAGCTTCATCATGGCCTTGGGCGAGATATGTACAACGTAATACTCCGCCTTACCACTGATCAGGTCGAAGCTGTCGCCGTGAGGTAGCAGCACAACCTCGGATCCGTCTTTCTCTTGAATGCGTATGCCGAGGTTGGCTGTCGGTGCGCGAAGCGAGCCGCCTTCTGCCGACGTGCCTGCCCACCTCGCAACACGCTTCGCGACCCACTCCCTCATGCTGCAAGCTCCTTGTGTTTGGGGGCCAGGCGCCATGCGCCGTCAACGTTCCGCCACGTGTAGAGAACGTGATCTTTGTGAGCTTGCACGGGGTAGCGTTTGACGATCTGGCACAACTTCCCTGTCGGATGCGCGCGCATCACTACCAAGGCTTCGCCGACCGCACTCTTGCGATGGTTCTTTGCGCCTTCGGGACGTCGGGCAGTGCCGTATCGGCTAGTGGTCGACATCTTCTCTTCGCCGTCGATGTAAACGACGTAAGAGGCTCGAAGACCGCGAACAGTCCAAGTCACTTCTTCCTCGTCTTCTTTTCGTGCACGCCAGCGATCGTGCCTTTGTTGGCAGAGGCGTAGAAGACCTGTTCGCCTTTCTTCTTGCCATACCTGTCCTTCATTGCCTTCTTGATCTTGCGACCTTTCTTGGTCTCGGGCATAGGAGTCTCCTCAGTGCGTCGATCCGCACACCGTACACCCAGACCTACCGAGCAGCAAGACGGTACGTCAGTCTTCGCGATCGCAATCGTCTCTTTGAGCAGGGTCGTCGACTACGAGCCGCATCTTCAGGTCGTCGACCATAGACCGGATCTCGCCGTCGTTCTTCTCTGCAAGCTCTGCGCGCTCCTCGCCTCCCCACCGGACGAGTGCGTGAACCATCCTACTGCGCAACATCATGGTCTTCGCCCCCACGCTTGATCGCTACTTCTACCAGAAGAAGTCGTGCGGCGTTTTGGCGTCAGCTGGTATCGACTGCTGTACTCTGCTTGGTCGGTGTTGCTTGAACGGCCTTCGGTGCCTTCGGAGGTTTGAACGCGCCAGGCATGTTCTTGAGCTTGTTGGCGACGCGCTTGTTGGCGACGCGGCTTTTTAGATCGTCGCCCTTCTTCATGCCACGATCCTATTCTTTGGGTCAGGTCCGTGGTTGATCTCGACGATGCAGTGCGAAGGCGCCTTCGCTGCCTGCTTCTCGAGGGCAGGGGTGCAAGCCTTGCAAGCGTACACGACCGACACGCGCCAGTAGGGAGTAGGCTTGCCGTCGCTGCCCCTGATCTGCACGACGTTGGACATGAACGACGCCGGATCTACAAGCATCCACTGATCGATGAGCGGATTCTTGCGTGCCTCCTTCATCTCCATCAAGATGATCACACGTGTCATCGGCCTGGACGGACAAGCCTGGCACTTGGCGTGCGGTGGGAAGGCGAACTTGCTGTGGTACTCCTCGGGCGTCATCTGCCCGTTCGCAAACTTCCGTATGTGTCTGTGTCGAGATCCCATCTACTCGCCTCCTTCTGGCTCACCGTAGGCTACAGCAATCTTGGGCCAGCCAACAGACTGGCCGTAGCGTAAGGCCTTGTCGTCGATGTAGACGTCAGCCGAAATCTTACCTTGCTCGCCGTCGTCAACGTAAGCAAAGACGCCGGGCACCTCGGCTTCGATGAAAGTGAGCATCTGTTGGTACCTGCGGATGTTCGTCACCAACGACGCTGCCCACCTATAACGGTCGAACGGCACAAGACCGTTGCGCCACAGCGGATTGAGACCCCAATCCTGCCTCAGTGCCTTGTTGGCACGTGCACTGAAGAGCACCAGTGTGTGTCCGGCTGCTTTCAGCTGGAGCACTGCTTCCTTGGCACCTGGCTTGAACTCGAGGGGCGTCTCAAGGTCGTGGTAGTCCTCGTTCTGCTCCACCAGCGTGTCGTCAAAGTCGATAGCGATGATCATGTGCGCCTCTTGGTAGCCTTCTTGCGCCGCACAGGCGCAGGTGAGGGAGGCGGTGCGTTCTCCTCCATCCATCGCAGCACGCGGATCTCATCACGACACCGAAACCTCTTCACCGCGCTGCCGTGCTCGAGAGCGGCATCGAGCCAGCCCATGCGCACCAACTTGAGGACGTCGCCGTAAAAGCAACCCCAGCGCGCGATCCAGAAACCCGCAGTACCCCAGCCTTCAGCGATGTTCAGCCGAGCGACCACCCTGTACCACACGTCTTCGTGCACGTCGTGATAAGGCGTGCCGACTCGAAACGGTGAGTCGGGGGAGTCGGGCTCAATGGGTGTCCCGTCGCTCGGATTGTTGTCGTTGCGCTCGTTGGTGGCCAAGGGTCGTGCATCGCCTGCTCGTGTGAACTCACTCCGGAAGTCACGCGTAACGGCGTAGATCCTGCCACCTATCCTGATCACACCCGGCATAGGCTCTCACTTCTGATAGCTGAACTGCATGTAGATGTGGCGCACGTTCTGGAACTGGTTGTTGACGTTGATCTGCATTCGATAGCTTCGCGCCTTCACGATGTCTGCGACATGATGCGCGATGCTGAGCCACTCGCCGAGTTCTTGCAAAGGGAAGTCGGCGAGAGACTCAGCGTGAAGGGCAGGCACGATCAGGAGCTTCTCACTCGCTTTCGTGATCGGCTGGAACACAACGAATCGATCTGTCTTGTGGACGATCTCAGCGACGCGGTGCCCTTTGGCTATCTGGCAGAACGTGCACTCCATCCCGATTACTGCTCTGCGATGATCTGCGCGACCGCAGCGCTCGAGCCCTTCACCCAGATGTTGCGAACGTTCTGGTGCAAGTCGCAAACGAGGAAGTCGTTGTCGAAGCTCAGCGCGGCGTGATCGTTCACGCCGTCGAAGCTGACCTCCACCGTCTTTCCGGCACCTGTGTCGAACAGAACGATCTTGATGCGCCTCGGCTCGAAGGGGATCACAACGTTAGGCGCGTCGGCAGCCGTGTAGGCTGCAGGCGACGCGATGGTGGTTTGAAAGATCGCCACGCTCTCACTCCTTCACAGGCGTGAAGTCGAGGTAGTATTCCTTGCCTACCTCGAACAGCGACGCGGTGTCGGTGCTGACGACGCCCATGTGGAACGACCCCCACGGTGTGTACTTGAAGAACTGATCGTTCTCCTCGCTTCCGCCGACGACTGGGATCATGTAGATCTCTGCGCCTTCAACATCGTCGCGCTTCTTGATCGCATCACACTTGAACTTGGCTCTGACCATGGCTGACCTCACTTCTTGACATAGACCTTTTGACCTGACTTGGACATCCGAAACGATCCGCCCTTCTTGCCCTTCATGATCGGGCCTGTGACGGCATCCAACACGCTCGATGCCAAGCTCGGTTTCCTGACTGGCGCAGGTGCTACGCCGCGGGACTTAGCATGATGCTTGTCTGCTTCTGCATGCTTTCCGGCAAGTCGCGCTCGCGTGGCAGCGATGCGGTGCTTGGCTGCGGTCTTCTGATCTGGCGGATCGATTGCTCGGGCAGCCATGGAAGCGCGCTTCATGCGTTCGCGCACCGCTTCCTTCGGGTCGCTCTGCCGCATGCGCTCCTTCGTTCTCTCGATGCGGGCATGCGTTGCTGCCGAAGACGTCAGAGCGCGGGCTGCCGTGGCAACCGTGTGGGCGCCTTGTGCGCCCCGCAAAGGGGCAGGGGTGCTACTCCCCCCGCTGGGACGCGCTTCCGGGGCGCTGCGGGGCGCGTGCGCAGGGCGCGGGGGTGTTTTAGTGGCGGGTTGCGCCCTGTGTGCCGGCGCTGCGGTGGCTGGGGCAGCTTTCGGGGTAGCCTTGCCCCCTTGCAGCACCCTCAAGTTGGGGCGGCTACTCGAGTCGCCACCTCCACGGCTTGCCAACCGGTGCAGACCTTCCTCGACCTTGGCGGCCTTGGTGTCCCTCAGCGCTTCCTTGAGCGTTCGGACCTTCTTGGCCAGCGCCTCTTTCTGCGGCTTGACCGCTGCGACAGGCGGCTTGCGAAGGTTGTGCGGACCAGCTGACGCCGGCGTCTTACGCGGATCAAGGCCGAACTCTGCTGCGGTCTTTTGGGAGTGAGCGAAGATGGTGGCGCCAGCTCGCCGCTGCTTCATGCCGTAGGCGTGGGCAGCCTTCTTCGAGGCGTGCTCGACCACGTGCTGCTGGCCTGATCCACGCCGCCCAACCTCCTCTACAGTGATGTAGGGAGTGCCTCGGCCTTTCTTGCTTTTGCTCTTTGCCATGGTCAGGCTCAGTGCTTCTTCGCGTAAACCTTGCGCCCTGATCCAGAAATGCGGAAGGTGCCGCCTTTCTTTCCCTTCAAGAGCGGACCAGGCTCTTGCGCCTGCTTTTTCGGCTGTTGATCTTCTTTGATGGCCTTGCCTGAGTCGCGCTGCGGCTTGTTCAAAGTGCGCGCGTGTGACTCAGCGGCCGCTCGGCCTGGTTGGGATGCTGCGAACTTTTTTGCAGCCTTGTTGGCATGCGCATCCGCCTCGATGCGACTCTTACCTGACTTGATCGCAGAGTCATAAGCAGCCTTGCGGTGTGCAACGCGCTCCTTGCCTAGCTTTTGCACCGTAACTAACGCCATGGCAGACGGTGTTGCGAAGGCGCTCTTTTTCTTTGCAGCCATTGTCAATCCTTTCTCTGGCGATCACTGTCGACGTGGTCAGCCAAACGCCTTCTTGCCGACAGGTGGCGGCAGAACACCGCCCTGACCCGCTGCCGTTGCTTGCTCTGCGAATGCGTCAGCCATAGACTGCTGATCAGCCTTCGCCTTCTCAACAACCTCACGGATGTTTTCGATCTGGAAGAATGGTGCAACGAACTTGGTTGCCGTCTCGGCATCTACGAGCGCGTACTGCTTTGCTTGGCCAGCGGCTGTGACCGCAGCGCCGATCGCCTCTTGACTCGGCTCGAAGTAGTTGGGCCAAGTCAGCTCGATCTGCTCTCCGAGACCGACCTGGCGCTGGAGCCACACAGACTGACCGGTCGCTTCGTCTGTCTCGCGCTTCTTCGGGAGCTTGATCAGCCCGCGTACCAGTGTAGGCAGCGGGCCTGTGGTGTCGACCCACGTTCGGTCGAACTGACGCGCGATCTTTAACACCATGGCGAGAAGGCGCTTGACGCCTCGCTCGCCGTACTGCTCGCGAAGCTCGTCGCACTGCTCGATCATGTTCGAGTAGTTCTTGTCGACCTCTTCGACTGTGCGGGCCGGCCCCGAGAAGTTCGTGTCGAGTACGCACCGCGCGACGATCAGTGCTTTCTCTTCAAGCTTTTCAGCTAGCTCGACAGCAGCCTTGCCACCCTCACCAGTCATCTCGAGGTAGTTGACGCTGCCGCCCTTCTCGACCTGCAAGGCGTTGCCGCTGCCTTTGCGAATGCCCATAAAGTCGGCGTCGCTGACGATCGCAACGGTAGGGTCGCAGTTCGCTACGGTGCCTCGATTGGCTTGTGACCACAAAGCGTCGATCGCTTCGATGGTGTCGTAGATGCCGTGGCAGTCAGGATCACCATCTACTGCATCGTCGATGGCTGTGTTCTGTATCCACACGATTGGGCAGAACCCGAAGTTGTGCGCCACGGTGTGATGAGGGATCGCGTCCCACTGCGGCTCCTCTGACGTGGAGCTGTCGACAGGCACTTCGTTCCAAACCGAGTCCTGTTCTTCGTCGATCACGCGACGGTACCAGAACCACTGCTCCTCTCGCTCGCCGTTGAGAGGGTTGATCACCTCCTTCGGAAACTGGTACTTCTTCTCGAAGGACCGCACGATCAATTCTTCTCGGTCAGCGAAGTCGACGTTCACCCAGCGAGGATCGTGCACCTCGACGTACGGCACAGACTCGACGATCTTGAACCCGAGGCCAGACGAGCCCATGGCTCCGCCGTAGTTGCGTGCCTTCGCCATCTGCACCCACAAGCGCGTGGCATCTGCAAAGCCCGTCAGCCAGTCCTCGGTCAGCGGATCGTCGGCTGCGATCTTCGGGTGCTTCTTCTGGCTGAAGAGCAGGGAGGTGAAGCGACGCACGATCACTTTCGCTAGGTAGAACGGCGCAGTCGGCCTGCGGAACTTGAGCGGGAAGTCGCCCGTCTGACCTGCGTCGTAGAAGCCGGCAGGCATGAACCCTTCTGTTGCTACGACCTCGTGCTCGATCTTCGGCAGAGTAGGCTGGCCGTTCCAGTCGTACTTCCTCCCTTCGTAGTTGGCGCAGCGGTAGTACCGCCACAGCCGATCCAGCTCTAGCTGCCGATCAGTCATCGGCATGGTAGGCCCCGATCCGCCTTCGATCCCTGCGGCAAGGTCTGGCACTGCCGACCCCACCGCGCCCATGTTCGTGTGAGTCGCGCTACTCATAGGTCCTGTTCCGCGGTTGCTGACGGGCTGTTGTACCACAAGTGAGTCAGCAGTGCCTACTCTCTGGGCGAAGGCGCCACCGAGAACATACACCGCTCTGCGGCGTCTCGGCAGGTGTCACACGTGATGTGATCCAGCGTATCCTTGCGTAGTTGATCCCTGCCAGCAACGATCAGCGACGATGCATCTCGTAGCGAGAGATCGCAAGGCGTCTTACCATCGTGCCAGCTCCGTATCCAGTGGCGCATGCTTCACACCTCGAGCATTGAAAAAACCCCGCACGATTTGTGGTCGTGCGGGGCTGCGGGGCAACACGGGGATTTTCAGCACTGCGAAGCGGGCGCAACCCGCGCGCGGTTGTCCGGCGTGGGTCGAAAGAAGGGCACTGCGGCAAAGCGGTATCTGGAAGAAGGTACGCTAGCGCTCAGGTCAGCGCCCCTGCGTCGCCAAGGGTCAGGCGACGCAGAGACTGGCGACGCAGAGACTGGCAAGCCAGGGTCGTACAGACTGGTGGCAGGTGTGCTCACCCTCAGCGCCTCCGCCGAAAGCAGCAGCCATGCGACAACCAGGAACGCCACCAACAAGCTCACACGCAGAAGGTAGCCCAAACAGTTTGCGCCTGGCAAGAGGGATTCGTCAGTCGCTGCTCGCGTCGTAGGCAGCAGCGTAGGCAGCAGCGATTGCCGGCAGCCCTCGGCGCGTCTTGATCAGGTAGACTCGGTAGTCTTCGAGCCGCTTCGCGTGCGCAGTCGTTTTCTCGATCAGCTCGATGACGCTCTGCAGCTCCGCGTCCACCATCTCTGCCGCAGCGCGAAGTGTCAGCTCAACCGCCTCTTGCCTTTTGTCGACCGACTCTGGACCTAGATCAAGAGGAAGTGGTGTTGCAGGTTCTGCCGGTCGCCCGAAGTGCGTCGTGAGTAGATCCTGCGGTGTCATGCTTCGATCATGGCTGGTCATCGTAACTCCTTTGCAGGCGGCTCGGGATAGTACCGATCCTGCAGCATTCGAAACGCTTCCCGTACCCACATGGCATCGTGGAGCGCATTGTGGTTGCCTGTGTCCTGCGCAGGCAAGTCAGATCGCGTGAGACCCAACCTCTCCATCTCCTGCTTCAGGTCCATGCAGTGCTGAGGAAAGCCGGTCGGTAGGCTGATCATCTCGCCGAAGAGCTGCGCGAGCGCAACCCAGTCGTACGCGCAGTAATAGCCCCAGAACTCGAGCTTCGCGCCATGCCGGTTAGCTGCGTCCAGGAGAACAGACTCGAGGTACGACGCAGCAAACTGTCGCGGCACCGTGTTCGTGTGGTCTGCACGAAGCTGCGGCAGTACGTGCTTCTGCACGAAGTCGTTGCAGTCCTCCGGGCGCCAGCCGTCTGAGAAGACGCAGTAGAAGTCAGGATCGGGATCCTCACCGTACCTGTGCTCGGGCACGCAGGCGAAGGAGATGGGCTTGATCGTCTCTCCGTTCTCTGCGAACTCGAAGTCGATGAAGTATCGGTGCACGGCTGTCATACCGTGTGCGTCCCTTCTACGCCTCGCGCTTCACGCGCCTTGGTGCGACGCTCGAGCCACGCGAGCGCGTCTTGCAGAGCGATCAGAGCTTCGCCATTCTCCAGGCATGCGAATGGCGAGGTCTGGAATCCTTCCATGCGATCGATGAGAATGGCGAGCAGGGCTTCGTTGGTCACGCCATTGACGCCAACCTCTGCGATCGGCCCGTGCTGAAACGGCAGCTCGACAATCTCGCCTGTGTCGTCGATGAGCATGTCGTAGCGGTGAGAAGTGCAGCCGTTGTTTGAGTCACGCTCGTCGGCGAGAATCTTGATTCGCTTGTTCGCTTCATTCGTGTGGTGCTGCGTGATCTCTCGCGGTTTGCTCATACTGGTCTCCTTCTGTTCTAGCACGGTGTTGAGAGTGATCGCCTTCGACCACCTACCGAGACTTGGGTCGGGGCGTGTTCCGTAGTACGGATCCTTACCGCCATCCGCACCACACGCACTGCACCAGTTGTTGGTGGTTGGTTGATCGCGAAAGAAGGTGGCTCCGCACGAAAAACAGATCCTGTCCTCCCACTCCAGGTTCGTACCGTCGTGCAAGTGGATCTTCTCGAAGTTCTCTAGGCTGTCGTAGGCTGTTGTCGATCGAACCTCCGAGCACCAGTGGAGCGAGACAGCGCCATCGCTGAAGACCACGCCTTGAGCCACCATTCTAGGTATCTGCCCGGTCTGCTCTGCGCGCACCACGCGGAAACGCCGAATACCACCATACTGGGTCTTCGTCTCGACAGGCTTGAAGAAGGTGATCGTCTTCTTCCCGTTGTCGTCGGTATGCTGCAGAGCGATGTTCTCTGGCATGCCGGTAGGTGCTGCACCAATGCTGGCACAGATGAGCGAAGACCCACCTTCGAAGAACAGCGGCAAGATGCCGAGCCTATCCGTGTTCGGTTCGTTGCGACAGATACGAATGAAGTCGTCTCGCCATCTCTCAGCCGCAGCGCGCCAGTTGGGAGGCGCCTTCTCCCAGTCACCTTCGAACGCGTTCGAGATCAACCCGAGCGCCGTCTCAAGTGCGTCGAGAAGTGTTGGCTCCATCTGCTGATCAGTCTTCATCCGGAATCTCCTCCACAACAGAATCCGCGTCGAGGTCTTTCTGGTAGTCGTGCAAGGCGCGGGTCAACGCGCCTAGCATCTCGATCGGCGTTGTTCGCTGGAACCTGCCAATCATGCGTTCGAGCATGATCTCGGTGTGGTCTTTGTTCCGCCCTAAGGCGATCAAGAAAATGCGGTCGCCGCTCTCGAGCATGTTGTCGAGCCGTGCGTGCAGACGACGTCTCTGCTGCGGCGTCCAGTTCTGCACGACCTTCGCATCGTCTTCTTCCTCGTCTTCTGGTGGTAGCAAACTGTCACTCGCTGCCTGCCTGATCCGGAAGATGTGTTCTGGGCAAACGACCATGACGCCATGCGACATTGAGTGCTCTTGGCACAACGACCGCGCGCATTTCTCGATCCAGCATGTTGCCGCCTTCTCGTTCGGGCAGCCTGGCATAGAACAGACCACTTTCATAGCGGCCCCACGTATCGAGCGATCTTCTCGATGAAGTCGGCTCCGTTCTTTGCCGTCTCGCGATCAATGGCAACCTGAACAACGTACCAGACAGCGATCGAACCGCCTACGAAGTAAACGTAGGCGACGTTCCACAAGTGCTTCCTCATCCTACGTCCCCAAGGACAACGACGACAGGGCCGACCCTGACCACGCGCTTGAAGTAGATCTCCTCAACGCGCTGACCTGGCATGACGCCAGAGCCGATCTCTACACCATGCGCCGAGAAGAACTTCTGCTGCCCACTCCTAGGTCGCCACGACACACGGATCGGCCAGACGAGGTAACGCTGGCGCGGCGGCCAACTACTCTGGCACTGGTCACAGCGGTACTTCTTGCCGTCAGACCAAATCATCGCGGCACCTCCTTACGAACAGGCGGATCAGGCAGGACCGCAGGCGCCCACAGCACGTGACTGGCGTACTCATTGATCGGCACAACGGCGTCACCGTCAAGACCGAGCAAGGTCCCTTTCTCAGCCACAACGCGAACAAGCTCGATCTTGACGCCGTACTTCCAGTAGTGGCCAGGTGACGCAGGCCTTTCTCGTGTCCACTCGACTTGCATAGGTGATCTCCTTAGGCGAAAGGTTCGCAGGATCGCGACAGTCGTGTCTGCTCCACGCACCGAAGCGGCAGAAAGGTGCGGTTCATCGCATAGCCCATACCCGAGACCCTGACGCCGCTAAACTTCGGGACAACCTCTCTGGCTGGTAGGGCGCGGCGGAATCGCGATCCTGCGAAAAGTAGTCTTGTGCGGCCTCCTCGATATTCGCGGTCGCAGAGAAAATCAGCGCACCAAGAGATCGAGACGCCCTGTCCGCATCTTCGGGCGCTTCTCCCACTCCTTCGCTCCTTGCCGCGCGATCCAGCTTGCCATCAAACGGTCGCCTGCGTGGGCTCGAGGGTCGTAGTAAACCAGCTCGTCTGCCCATGCCATGATCTCCGGGTGGGAGCGATGGTCGCCGTACGACGGAATGATCCACTTGCCATTCGACATCTCTGTGGCCATGCCCTCGATGCCGAACTCTGGGTGCGTCTTGTTCTTGCCTGTGAAGAGCGGCTTGCACGGAACAGCGGACTGATCCTTCGTGAAGTCGACGATGTACTGCTGCACACCGTTGTTCTCGACATACACGATCGAGTTGAAGCGGTTGTGGGTGTCAATGATGCGGCTGACGATCTCGTTACCTGCCCATCGGCCAGTATCCGGCGGTGCCACAACCTCTCGGTCACCGTTTGGGTGCACCACGATCGTAAAGAGGCAGGTGAGGGCCGACGTCTTCTTCTTGCCTACTGCAAGATCGACGCCAGTGTAGACCGCGTAGCCAGGCGGCAGCGCATTGAGCGCATTCGCGAACTTCTTCCCCACGCCGCGGTCCATGCACTTGTGGATCCACTCTCGTTTGAACCTGCCCGAGGAGTCATCGCGCGCCAGGCAGAGGAGCTGCCGCGCGAACTCGTCTGGATGGATCTCGCTGCGGCGCTTCTCGATACGTTCTCGCGGCCAGCGGGCAGGCCATGCGGGCTCACCTCGATCGTCGTAGACAGGGAACTTCGCGAAGTGCCACCCAAGATTCTGCGCCAGCTTATGCATAGCGTCTTCTGGGTGGAAGGCGTTGCCGAGGAAGATCACGCGCCCGGCTGCTTCAACACGACCCATGATCGTCGACGACATGAGCCACTGCAGAACGCGCTCTCGCTGCTCCTGCGTGCGGGTGTTGTCGAACGTCAGGATGTCGTCGATCAAAAAGTGGTCGATACGCGAACCAGTCAGCGACGACGTCTCGAGTGAAGTGCTCTGCACCGTCGGATCTTTCGACAACACGGTACGGTCGACTGTGAACGCGCTCGAGGTCCACATTCGGCCAGGGCGCAGGTGTGGAAAAACGGCGTGAAGCTGCGGCGACTTCTCGATGTAGTTTTTCAGCGTCTCGGTGATCTTCGACGCCTGGTTTCTGGCGGAGCTGGAGACGACGCCAATGCGCATGTTCGGATCTCTGCCGAGGAGCCACAGAGTGCGCCCGATTCCGAGCTGCGTGGTCTTGCCACCTTCGACATGCGCCCAGAGGATCAAGCGGTCGTATTCGTCTGCCAGTCTCTGGAACTCTTCGTGGATCGGTTCCTGGTATACAGCACCGCCAGTCTTCTCGTCCTTGATCACGAACTCGACGAACTCATTCGGGTCGATACGCGCAACGCGAATACGCAAATCGCGGTACTCTCGCGCCACCTTCCGGGCCACACGCGGATTCGAAACCACCCAGCGCGCAAGGTCTTCGCGCATCGCCTGCAGTTCTGCACGATCCACGGCGGGCATTAGTGCAGCTCCTCGGCGTCCTCTTCTTCGTCATCCTCAACGTCGTCTTCATCCTCGTCGTTGCCGGGAATGTGCTCCAACGCCTGCTCAAGAGTTTCCATGGATTCGCCGCGCGCCACAGCGCGCTGGAGCGTTCGGTGAAGGTGCGAGAGGGAATCCGCGACGTCATCTACCGTCATCTCGTCTGCCTGGAGCCTGAAGATCGATGTGGGCTCGCCTACCCGCAGTCGCTCGATCTCGAGAGCGAGCTTCAGTGTCTCGTTCCCTTGCCGCACCACGTAGGCCATGGAGCTGAAGAGTTTGAGCGCCTGTTGCGGCGTCATCGAGATGTCTTCGCGGAGTGCTTTTGCGATGCGATCAGAGAGTGGGACGCACGCCACTGCGATGCGCCCGATAACGCCTGCGAGAGCTAGCGCGTTGGCGCGTGCCTGGGCAGAACCGGCTGCCTCTTGCGTTTGGGCAGCGATTGCATCAGTCTGGGCCTTCTCGCGCATCTCAGACTCGCTCTCGCGCTGGGCTTCAAGCTGCTTTTGGCGCTCGGCACGGATCCTCTCCTTCTCCGCAGCGAGGTAGTCTTTGATGGGTATGGCCCATGATCGCGCAGGCCATCCAAGTTCGTATGCGCGTTGAGCAGCTCTGCGATCACATCCAGCGATCCGGGAGGCGTGCGAAAAATTATTTGGGGCCTCCCTGAACCCTTGCACGAGGCGATCATACAGCTCTTTCGTATATTTGCGTCTGGCCATCGCTTCTTCCGCCTTGGCAGCCGATAGGATCAACAGGTGTAGCGGATAGCCTAGCGCACTTCTTCGTTCTTGTCCCTATCCCTTCTCCCTCTGCACCTTATGCGTTCTGAAACGCACAAACGGCGTGTGGTGCTGGGTGGGTGGTTTTTGATCTGGCGTAGAGGTTTTCGGGGGCTACGCGTACGCCGCCTCGATCTTCTCATTTGTGTGCGCGTCGTACAGTTCTGAGTCTTCCCAGTTGACGTCGCACGCGATCACTCGCCACTGCGCGTTGTCCTTGTCTCGGACGGCGCGAGCGATCTGCCAAAGCTCTGATCGAACCGTGTTCGGGTGGAGCGCGCCGCGGTCTGCTGTGAGGAAGAAAAGTGGGTAGCCTCCTGGCCACGCATAGTTACCCATGCGCAGTGCGAACATGAGGTCTTTGACGGTCTTGATCCACACTTCACGCTCCGTCTGTTGCGAGCCAGAGAGCTGCCTGTCGGTAAAAGAGGTAGCAGCTCGGCACCAACGGCATGTGCTTGACCGCCCAATCTAACGCCGTAACGCGAGGAGTTTGCCAGATCCGCACGTCGTAGAGACTGATTCTGGCCGAGACTTCGAAATCGATAGATACGGTAGTGATCGGCTTACCAATCGTGGATTCGACTTGTAGTTTCCCACCAAGCTCGCGCTGCAGAGCCTGCTCGTGTGGCTCGCCTTCCTCGACCTTGCCGCCTGGGAACTCCCAGAGATCAGGTCGAAGCGAAGACGAAGACCTCTTCGCTAGGAATACGCTGGTTCGGTGAAAGTCTTGGATCAAGGCACAAACTACTTCAACAGGCTGTTTCATCTTGCGCTCCTTTAGTCGAACCAAGCCACATCGTGTGTCACGCGGCGTTTGCCGCAGTGCCGGCAGATCAGGATTCCGCGCCCGTCGCTTTGGAGTCCTGCGACGTCTTCACGATGGCGACCTAACCAGCACATGATCCGCCAAAACACCTGTGCCATGCTTTTCCTTCATGCGTCGTCGAAATCGCGAGTATCCATCGAACGGCGGTCACCGCGCGGATCGCACTGCCCTTCAGAGCCAAAGAAATCGTTGTGGTCGAGCGTGTTCAGCATGCTGTTGACGGCTTCGAGCCAATCGCGCTGCTCATCTCGATCCGCACGCCTGAACGCATCTTTGATGTTGTCTAGCACCTTGCCGAAGGTCTTTCGGCTCAGCGGCTCATACCCGCGTGATTCTGCTAGGCGAAAACCAGCATAGACCGAGAGATCGTTGAGCCACGCCGCCCTGTTCTGCTCCCACTCTTCTTGGTATTCGCCGTTCACTGCAGACATGCCGTCTGCTTGGTTCAGCAGCACCTTGGCGCGGTCGAGAAGGGTTTGTGCGAGGTTTGCTCTCTCAGCGAGTTTATGCCGCCAATCAGTGTGCGAAGACGGTTCTCGCTGATCGCTGACCAACTCTGGTAAGCGGCTACTGACGCGACCCGTATTCACGAGAGAGTCGATCTCGCCGTCTTTTCCGTCTTCGCGATCTTTCAGCTCTTTGCGCACCAGCGCTGTCAAGGTGTGCGAGATCTGAGATCGTTGAATTGATGTTGCCGACTTGTCTGATCGAAGGACGGTCTTTGTCGTTCCGATGACTTTGCTGGCCGAGTTCCTCATGCGAACAACGATCTCAACTTCCAAGTAGTCGCCCATTTGATCTTTGATCATGCGGTCAACCTCCCGACTGCTTCGCGCAGTCCCATGCCGTGGCATCCAGGATCTCAACCGTTGCGGCGGAGTCCTCGCAGTCGGCCCAGCCATCCAGCGAAGATAGCGATCGACCTTGTACCAAGTTGTAGGCCAGGTGCGCTGCCACTGCCTCTCTGTCCTCGAACGTGTAGAAGGAGTCCTGCCACTCTGGCGTCAAGGCACGATCCAGTAGAGACGGCTCCACGCGCAGAACGACCTCAATCTGACAATCGAACTTCGCGCTCATTGGCCTACCTTGCCGTTGCGATCCTTCAAGGTGTACCGGTTACCGTTTCGCACGCCGACCACCTTGTCAGCAGACTCCAGCATCCTACGCGTCAGCTTAGGGATCAAGGCAGTCGTGCCGTCTTGAGTGACTTCGTACTGATCGTAGACCTGGTCGATGTGCCCGACCTCAGCGTCGTCGACGTAGGGCCACGTCGTGACATGCGACCACGAGATCTCCTCCTTCCGTACCTGCGCGAGCGAGTTTCCTTCGGTGAACGTGACGAAGATGGGAGCGCTCGGCTGGCTGTTGACGAACTCTGCGAGGTCTAGGATCTCAGCAGTCACAGCTTCGCCGCGCAGTGTCCCGTTCATAATGATCTTCTGCTTCATGGTGTGAATCCCTTCAGGTTGGTAGTAATCCGTGAACGACTAGGTTCTCATCCACAAGGATCTGCGTGCACAGACCTTGCTGGCATAGCCAGCATGCGTCCTCGCGTGCGAAGACTTGCGGCTTGGATCGGTTCTCCTGCTCGTGCTCTGCATCTTCTGCATCGTAGAGCGGGTAGACGTGGAAGCGCGTTGGATCAGTCACGGGTTTCAGCCTCGTGCCAACGCCGCGTCTTGCTCGGTTGGTGTAGGGTACCGATCACACCAGCAGTCGTTGCAGAGCAGATCTTCGAAGTCGTCTCCGCTCGATGCGCCGAAGCACCAAGGTACTGCGCGCTGACACCAAGCGCATACGAAGACGCCGCACCTCTCGATCTCGCACGGTTCGTGCGGAACCGAAAGAGCAGGAGAGGCTGGTGGCGGATCACCTTCTCCGACCCACTTGCCTTTGCTTGTCCAAGCCTGTTCTCGCATCACTTCTGCCTTTCAAGCCAACTCGCTCGCAATGCTGAGGATCGGGTAGCCCTCGCCACCGCACCTGTACGAGCCGTCGAACCACTGAAGTTCAACACCAAGAGAAGCAGCGGTCTCCTGCAAGTCTTGCCTCGCCTCGGTGTAGGTTGGGTGCGGAACGGTGCTGATCAGAACCGCTTCGTCATAGTTCCATGCCATTGCGACGTACCGATCACACTTTGTGAAGTGCACGACGCGGAAAGTTGCCTTGACCGTCATTTGATCGCGGCTACTTTCCTTCGTTACGCGAAGTGCGAACTTTGATGGAAGTGCAGATCAGTTGGTTCTTGCGAACGCTTCTCATGGCGTCAATGACGTCTTGCGCATCTTCTCGATGCGGGGCCGCGTCGGCGTCACCTGCGCCTTCCTGCTCCCTGTACCTGTCAAAGTCGTCTGCAAGATCTCGTATGCTCTGCACGTACTCCAGATCGTAACCCAAGTCGCTCGCAGCGTCTGCGTACGCGCGAAGTGCAGGTGGTACGGCAGGATCTCGCGCACCCATCACGAAGTGCGGCCAGGCAGGGATCGTACCATCTCTGCGCACCACCAAGAACTTGCCTTCGCTGAACTCTTCTGTTTTCGCCCAAAGCTTCATGATCTATTCTCCTCGTACTTTGCACTTGCATCGATTCTTGGACAGACCGAAAAGTCGGTAGCAGCGGTTGCACCTCCCTTGATCAGCGCAATCGTTGTCAGCTAAGGATTCGATCGCGTCGTCCATCGAGAGCTGAAGGACCTCCTCTCGCGTAAGAGTCAGCCCGCGCGCACCTCGCATCGCTCGAATGATCTTCTGGTACGGTGATAGCGGTTCAGCCATCGTGTTCGGCCGCGGCAAGGATCGTCGGTCGGTGTACGCCGCTCTCGATACGAGAGGCAACGAGTTGCGCGAACTGGCTGGCTGTGATCCCTGAATCAATCACGTCGGCAGAGCGCAGATACCGAACCACGTCCTTTGTGGCGTCTGCATAGCCTGCCAAGTACGAGATGTCGCTAGCCGTCGACTGAGCCAAGCGGGCGATCATGTCGCCAGCAATCCAGCGTGTGACGTCGCTCTCGGTGTCGGAGAAGATCTGCCGATCTTCCTTTGTGATCGCGGCTAGGTTCCAGCTGTACCTGGTCCGAACAGCCCTTACGTTCCAGCCCGCTGACCTGAACCTTGCCGCAGCGTCTTTGCATGATTGTTCATCCATCGTCGTTCTCCGTGTGCCGGTGTGCCGGGCAGTAGTACCACTCGAGCTGATCTCCATTTGCCCAGATCACGCCCTTCTTAGACCAACCAGACCGGGAGATCTCGGGGTGTGGCTTGATGAACGCGTTGCACCCCGGCTCGTCACACTCTATGCGAACCAGGTGCACCTCTGCGGCGTAGATGCAGCTCATCGTCTCGATATCGGGGGATTGTAGGCTGGGACTTCTTCCATCCCGCGTACCGCGTGCACCAGCACATCCGTCTCGTGCGAGCAACACGCCGGCGAGAGGGCCAATCGTACGGCATCTGCGTCCATCTGGATCCACATGTCCGTCGTGCCTGCTTTGAATCGGATCTCAAGCAGCTTGCCATACTGCTGGATCCTTGCCTGCCCTTCGGTCGGTGCCGGCTCTGGGTGTTCCATGCCGTTGTGCTCTTGATAGATCATACGCGCTCCTATTCGCTCTTGTGAGGCCCGGTGCAGATGTGCTCGAGCTTGCCTGTGGGATTCGCCAGCAACGAACGCCGAACGTGCTTTCGAGCCCAAGCTCGAAACGGCATCGTAGGATCTCGCAGCTTGCGTGCCTTCTTCATGCTCATGTCCATGTCAGTGCTTCCTCGTCGTAGTGTCTTCGGATCGTACCTGCTCGATTGCTGCTTCTACTTGGGCCAGTTGACTTTGGGTCATGCCGTCAAAGATGCGCTCTGCCTTGTACAAGCACTCAGCTGTGCAGAAGGCGACGGGATCGCCAGCTGCGGCGTTGCCCCGCTCGTACCCAGGATCATGCATGAGGAACTCAGTGCCGTCTGGTATCACCCCGCCGCACCACTTGCAGTGCCCAGGCAGATCTGTGAGAGGACCAGCGTCGAAGTGCTCTTTGAGATCAGTAGGCATAGTCTTTGCCTTTCGCCTGCTGCAGGGCGCGCTGACGAGGCGTCGACGCGTTACGCTGCCTGAACTTCGAAACGATCGAATCTGCACGCGCTACGACATCTAGAGGAGACAAGCCGAGACCGCTGTGCTCATGCAAAGAGCACACCACCCTGACCCAGACCTCGGCTTCAGCTGATCTACGGAACGACGTTGGAGGCAGATCCTCTACATTGTCTATGCCCTTTGCCATAACCCTTACCCTCCCAACAAAACACCCTGCCAACCGATCAAGGCTAGCAGGGTGTCTTCACGCCCATCTGCGTACAGGTCACTCTGCTTCGCGAGCAGCCGACCACTGCACAGCCGCGTCGACAACCGCTTGCACTGCGCGGTCGTGACCTTTGGTACCAGTCTCCTGGTCCTCGTACTTCACGACCGCTTTGTCGAGAGCGTCTTCTGCTTTTCGCAATGCCTTGTAGTCCATGCTGTCCTTCTCTCCTTACTCGGCCGCTTCGGCCACACTGGCGATCGACTCGCCATACCTGTCCTTCATCGAAGCGATGACGGCGTCAGCGCGAGTTACCGCGACCTCCGACGATGCACCGCCGTGCAAAGCGCTAAGAACAGCCGCAAACCACGCGTCGCCTTCGGCGTTACGCACTTTGCGGGCTGCCTTCTTCAACTTCTTCATCCTGATCCTCCTCTTCTCGATTCACGTAGTCACGCTCGCACTGATCGAGCAGACCTCCTTCACGTTCGGCCTCGCGCTTGGTTTGGGCAACCCACTCCAAGAACGACGCCAGAACCTTGCCACTCATGCTTCCGCTGATCGAAACAGACCCGTACTCATTCGGATCTTCTTCGAGCCAAAAGTTCAAGCCCTTGAACTCTTCGTACCAACGGCGCAAAGGACCGCACTCCTGGACTTCTTTGCGCCGCTCGAGCACAGCAGTCGCGTCGTCATCGACGTACCTACCGAAGTTGTAGGTGACAGGTCCTACGAGCTTGTCTCCTTGCGTAAGCTCGATCATTGCGAGACCAGGCCCTTCTACCGCAACGACTTCGCCGGCAAAGTGCCTACCTGCGATTGTGATCCGAACCTCGTCCCCGACCGTGGCGCGTGTGTGATCTACTTGCTGCACGTCCCTCCCCTTTCCGAATGAACCGTCACCTTCTGCGGTGGGCACTCCTCTGACTCTTTGATCGCAGCCAGAAGCCTGTCGGCAGCGCCTACAAAAGCACCTCGTTGCAGGTCTTCGGCAACCTGCAAGACCTGTTCGCGCAAGGTCTTGCAGCAGTGGTGAAGCTCGTTACGGCCCATCCTGGGAAAAGGCTTCTTTGGCATGGGCACGAAGATTGCTGATCTCTACGTCCTTGTCCACTAGTTCCTCTTCAAGCTGACGGATTCTGGTCTCTGCCCGCGAGAGTCTGGTGCGCAGACGAACGTTCTCTGTCTCAAGGGTGCCGGCTCGCCGTAACGCGTCTACCGCCTTGCGCTCTTGCTCTTCTGCTTGCGACGCAGCACTCATCTGGATGCCTCCTTCAGCGGCTCGAGAGGTCGTCGTCTCTTGTACTCGACGATCACCTTCTTCTGGTTGTCCTGGTGCTGCTTGATCAGATGCTTGGTCCTCTTCTGCATGCCACCCGCTCCTTGCAAATCTGGTCAGCGCTTCGACGCACCGGCTCTTCCCTTCCGGCGACGTGACAAGCATCCCGTCTTAGGGGCTCTGCGACTCGAGGACGGACGCGATACGGTCGTTTCCGCAAATCTTGGGCTAGGGTTCAAATCTCTCCCGAGACGTCTCCGCCGAAACGCTGGCCAGGTTCGCAGCTAGTCGATCCTGATCGTGCAGTTCTTGAATACGCCGCAGCAGACAGCGCCATTGGTAGGCTCGCCAGAAGGTCCGACCGCAGAAAACTCGGTAGCGAACCAGTCGGCACACGCGAACCAGGCGTGGTCTCCTACCTCGATCTCTGCGTACCCTGCGGACTTGAGCACCTTCGCGGTGTGCACGCTGGTCACGTTGCATCCGCCTAGAGATTCGCAGATCAGCCAGAATGAGAGCACTGCGCCACCCAAAAATAGCTCTATTTCTGTCCTTGAACTCATCCTCGGTCCCCTTGCTTCAAGAAAGCTTCTGTTGCGGTGTGAAGCATCATGGCAGCCATTTCTGCCATCTCGTCGTGACGCATAACGATCGAGATCTCTGTACCGCGATCATCCCGCACAGTGAGGCGGCATCTACCCGCCACCCGTACGCCGAAAGCGACTGTGATCTCACCGTACTTCTTGAGCTTGAACTCCTTCAGGTCGATCACTTCTGGTGTCATCGATCACCCTCCTTCGCCACGCGCTCTCGGCAGAATGCGCTAAGTAGTCGATATGGCACGCGTTTCTAGCTCTTTGCGGTTCTTTGAGAGCAAAAGCAAGCCGTCCACGTGTAGCGAACACACGGCTGTACTCGATCATCAGGTAGCTGCCAGCGTACCAGTAAGGTGATCGCGCTAAGTAGCAGTCCACGACGTCCATCTTACGAATGCCGACGAATGCCTGCCGGATCAACGTATGGCTTACCTGACCGTACCCAGGAAAGACCAACGGCCCCTGAGCCAGGCGCGCTGACTTGTAGACCGCTCTGTAGGAGAGCCTGATCACCTTGCCGCAGCAGGGTTCGACTCTCGGAACAGGTTTGGCCAACGGTCGTGGCAGATGCCCCTGAGGAGCTTTGCAAACCGCTGGAACTCGAGGTCAGCTGCCTCGTCGCAACGCTCGAAGAAGATCTTCTGCAAGGCCACTGGGTTGGTCGTCCAAACCATTGATGTCGACGCGCAGCCTGGCAGGTACGAGGCCGCAGCTTCGTAGATGCGTTTGCGGTCCATGCCCTTCGGGCCGACGCCGTGTACCGACTCGTGCGCAAGAACCGAGTCGTCCACGTAGCGGCGATACTGGCTGTAGGCAACCGTCATGTCGTCCTCGAACGCTATGAGCTGCGCGCCTGAGTCGAGGATCCGAGGGTGAGCAACGAAGTGCCCTGGATGCTCGGTGTACCGAGTGCTCTCCTGCGAAGGGCAACCTTCTTCAGATCTGTCTGCGCCTACGTAGTGGCGGATCAACTCGTGCGTCATGCGGCGAGAGATGCCAGCGAAGAAGAACGTCATCTTCGCATGGTAGAGGACCGACGCATGCGGGATCTTCCCCGGCGCTCCCAGAATGTTGGCGATGTAGTCATCATTGGCGCTATGGCCGATCTTCTCGCCGAAGGAGTTGTAACACTTGCGCCCGGCCACCTCACAGAGCATCTCGTTGTCAGTAAGAAGCTCGGGTAGCTGCCCAGACACCTCGCGGCGGCCTCCATGCCTGAAGAGAACCTCCACAGGGTGCTGGTCCGCTGGTGAGTCTTGCGCGATGCCGCAGCCTCCTTGATCCTTCAGGTAACGAACGAAACCTTTGAGGCCGTCGATCTTGAGTTGCTGCTCAGCCAAGACCAAGATGGTCGGCTCTCTGAGTACGCGAACCTGGTACATGTGATCAATCTCCCTTCCCCTTAGTTTTGTGCGATCGCTTCGTTTTTAGCTTGGGGTACTCGATCACGTCTGCAGAAGTTTCCGCCGCACTCTGCGCACTTTCGTGTACCAACACGTAAGCCTGCATCGCAGCGATTACAGCCTGGCCGTCTGTTTCCGCCCCAGATAGACGGCGCACGTCGGCAATGAGCTGCCGGTGCTCAGGCGTATTCGCCAGTTCGATTCGGAGCGGCCTGCCCTGCCAGAACTGCTCCGCCTCGCCACCCTCGTCAGCGTTGCCCAAAATGGCCTCCGTGGCCTCCGTGGCGGCGGCGAGCGCCTCGTCCATCGTCTTGGCCAGGTCGTCGAGGAAGCCGGCTTCCATGCCCACGTGGGAGGCGACGGTCTCCGTGCCCATGCGCTCCACGAGGTCTCGGACGAAGTCCACGAACACCGGACCGTTCGGACTTCCAGTAACATTGAAACTCAGCATCGCTAGGTCGACGTGGTTCGGGTCTGTCCCTTTGTCGACAAGCACCACAGGGATGCGCGCTGCCTTCTTCTCGTTGAGCACCTGCACGCGGTGGTGGCCGTCGATGATGCCGTACTGCCCTGGCTTCTGCTCTTCGACCAGCACGAAGCTCTTGAAGCCTAGCGAGTCGATGGACGACCTGAGCGCGTTCAACTCAGGCTCGCTCATTGCTCGCGGGTTGTCCCGGCGCTGCGACACCGCGCCAGGCTTGACGAACCCGATGCGCATCGGGCCGATCTGCACGATCCCGTGTTTGTCAAACTCGAGGGGCTTGGACGTGTCCACCGCGAGAGCCGCCAATGACGTTGTTATGGCGTCGGAGTTGAGCTTCCCAGTCGAGACCTTTGGAGACCCACCACGCGGTGTGCCACTCCTCGAGTTTGCGGAAGACGTCTCCTGCCGCGCCGAAGAATCGCGGGTAGTTTTTCTTGCCATCTTTCTTCTCCAGGATGTCGCTCGCGTAGAAGTTGCGAGCCTTCATGAGGTTTGCCGCAGCCTTCCGCGGTGCGTGCTTGAACTCCCTGTTGCCAACGTGCACTTGCCGAATCTTGCCGGCCACTGGATCAAAGGTCGGAGCAAGTCCGAACACCTGTGCACCGACTGCCCAAGAAGTCGAGTCAACCGAGTAGAACGGAACCTTCTTCATCCACGATGTGTCGACCGAGGCGAAGCCGTGCACAGGCTTGCCAGCCTTGTACGCCTCGAGCACGAGAGCTGCGCGGATCTCAGTACCGATTGAGCGATCTCCGCTCAAGCCTAGGTAGTTGATCCCAGAGTCCTCTAACATGCTACGCCACTTCGGTGTCCCGTCCACTCGGTGCCAGACGTAGCAAACAGGTATGCCAGTCTCGCGCTCGAACGGCTGCCAGAGATCCCGACGCCACGCGTCCACGACGTCCATACCGTAGATGCGCTGTAGATCAAGCTCCACAACGAAGGACGGCTTTCTCGGCATGGCACGGATCGACGCAATGAACCTAGCCAACGTCGCCTCAACCTCAGCGATCGGTGCCTTCTTGTTGTGCTTGAAGTACGACGCCAGCCAGATGTGGGCGCCTGAGTCTACACAGTAGTCGATCGGCTCGTCAGCGCGCTGCAAAGCGATCTGGAGCTTCTCGTTGTTTTTGAAGCCTGGGTGGTAGGAGAGCAGCACGCGATGCAGGTGTGCAGGGCCCTCGGCCATCGGCCAGTTCTTACCGCCGTTCGAGTAGAGCTGACTGACGGCTGCTAAGTAGATCCGCATTAGAGATGATCCCGTTTGTACTCGCCAGGCTCGGTCAGAACGCAGCTCGACACCTGGCAAGTGATCATGTGGTACGGCACGCCAACCGAGACCTGATCGTCGTCCGACAACAAGCCGACCCATGGAGCGTCAAAGTACCTGACGATCAGCGTCATGCGCCGTGAGCACGAAGAGCCGCAGTACACGGCATCTCGATACCGGATCCAAGACTCGGCTTCGTGACTCATCACGCCTTTCGTTAGGGCGAGACCTTTTCCTGCGATCCAGGGCATCAACGTATCGAGCCAAGCGAAGTCCTCTGGTTTACCGAAGGTCTCTGTCAAGAACAGCTGCTTGACCTCTTCGTGCTCCTTGAGCAGGTCGGTCTCTGGATCAGTCAGCCTGTGCGCCACGAATGCAGTGAATAGGTTGGTCAGGAAGCCTTCGACTTCCCGACCAAACCAGAGCGCTGACGGCGGTATGCCGGCAGGGTGTGTTCCTCGTGCGTCCATGATCGCTAGTCCTCCTCCCACCACTCCGGGTAAAGCTGGCCTTTCATGCAGGCTAGCGTCCTGTCCAGCGTCCTGTCCTGTACCCTCGAGAGCCATCCTACGTCCTGAACGCGACTGGGGTTGTCCACCAACGCGCAGAGCTTGTTGCAAGCGTCCTCTGTTGACCAAGGGACGAAGAGCTGATGGTGGTTGTTCCTCAAAGCTTCAGGGAAGGAGCGGTAAGCAGGGGCCAGCGTGATGGTACCGAAGGTGCTCGCTTCGATCGCTGTATTCGACACAAAATCCTGCAGCGCGGTATTGATCTGTACCCGAGATGTGGAGAGCTCTTGGTAGTACCGAGCCTTCGTACAGCCGCGCTCGACACGGATCCACCCAAACTCTTCGAAGTGGCGCAACCTACGCACAGCGGTCGGAAGGCCGCGTACAGCTGCGCCACCTGTGCAGAGCACAAACTCGGTGTGGTGGTGCAGAGCTTCGACGATGTCGAGGAACAAGTGAGGGTTCTTCTCGACGTCGAATCGAGAGCTGTAGATCGCCTTTTTCGGGCGCTGGTTGATGGGCTGAGGAGCCTTGCCCAATCGCTGACGAACGTCATCCGCGTCAAACGGCAAGCCAGTGATGTGCACCTTCATCGTGTCGAAGTTGGCAACCGACATCAACTCTGCGTGACACGAAGACGCAACGAAGACGCCGGTAGAGGAGTTGCACACCATCTGTTCGTAAGGCCGCATCCAAGATCGCATGGCATGCGTGAAGTCATCCGGATCCACACTCTGGGCGAAGTTGCGAGAAAAGATCCGAGGTCTCCACGCCAAAGGCAGCTGATCCAAGATGTACGGGATCGCTTCATACCCAGGTGTGAACATGTCGTCGATGTAGATCGCGTCGTTGCCGGTGCATGCTTGCTTGTGCAGCAGAGCCACCAGCGCCGCGACTTGCGTGGTAGACCAGTAAGAACGTCCGTACGCATCGAGTACCGAGCCAGTATCGATCTCGCCGGACGAAGCCGGAAGGCGCTCTCCGTTCACCACAACAAGGTCGACCTTGCTTTCCCAGCGACCGATCGTCCAAGTGGCGAGCATCTCTGTGTAGCGCTCGCGGTAAGGCTCGAGCGGCAGGTAGAGGACTCTCACCGCTCTACCCTCGATCCGTTCTCGTCGTCTTCCCAGACTTCGCACGCCGACAACTCAAGCACGCACGAAAGAATCGCTGCTGCGATGTGTTCGCACGACTGCGCGCCGAAGTCGAATCCTTGCATCGATCGGTGAGGCTGGTAGGACTCAATGAGCGCACGCCGCATCGTCATACCCAGCGTGTGGAACTCCAGCTCGCGATCGTGGTCGACAACCTCAGCCTCACCTTTGATCTTGAAGAGGTGTCGGTGCTTGATCTGCAGGTAGCTAACCTCCTCAGGCGCCTTTGGCCAGTAGTGGAAGCCGACGACATGAAACGTTGCAATCACTTTGGCCTTCATGAGCACCTCTCGATCATTTGAATGACTTCAGCCCTTGACGCCGAGTCGTCCTTGAACACTCCGCGCATCACGCTCGTGCCCATGCGCGCGCCAGACTTTCGAACGCCCCTGCAGATCATGCACGAGTGCTCGGCTTCCACCATGACAGCTACGCCTCTGGGCCTCAGGTGCTCGGTGAGTGCGTCTGCGATCTGCATCGTCATGCGCTCTTGTAGCTGAAGACGACGAGCAAAGATGTCGACCACGCGCGGGATCTTACTGAGCCCGACCACCCGTGACTTGCCGCCTTCGTTCTTGCTCGGTAGGTACGCCACCGCTGCTTTGCCGGAGAACGTGAGCAGATGGTGCTCACACATCGACGTGAACGGTATTCCGCCTACGCAGATCACTTCGTCGTAAGCTTCACCGTCGAACGTGACAGCAAGAACCGCAGCAGGATCCTCGCGCATTCCTGATGTCATCTCGCGTAGCGCTTTGACGACGCGTTTCGGTGTGTCGTAGAGACCTTCCCGCTGGGGATCTTCTCCGATGGCTTTGAGCAAGGTGATCACTGCTGCCTCTTCAGGCAAACACGCAACGTCCCAACCGAGCCTAGGCTTGTCGCTCATGCCAGCCCCACGATCTTGTGCGTCTGCACTGAAAGGCACCATTCCGTATTCTTCATGCAGAAGGCGGCAGCCTTCGTCATCGAGTCCCGATCCAGCAAAGACCTGCCCACGTTGAGCGTAGTTGCTTGCGGCTGCACGTAGAGCTTCGGGAAGAACGCCCCTAGCCACTCAACGTAAGGCAGAGGATCGTACGCCGGGTAGACAACCTTCAACTCCGACACGTGCGCAGGGTTGAGACGTAGCTCCTTGGCTGCTTGCTTCGGCGAGCAAGTCACCCATAGCCGCGCTGCGAGGATAGGCGGAATGTCCGCAGTGCCGTTCGTCTCGACTGCCACGAGGCGTGTGCACATGTACAAAGACGCTACCAGCGCTTCGTCGAGTTGCAGGAGCGGTTCACCGCCTGACACAACGATCAAAGGAACCTTGTTGCCGCGCGTGACCTCGTTGATCCTAGCCAAGATGGCAGGCGCCGTCATCTTCACGCCATCTCGGAAGTCCGTGTCACACCACTTCGGGCACTCTGCACGATTCGCGGCAGCGTCGCGTTCCCGGTGATCTTCTTGACCTGACCACATGTTGCACCCTGCGAAACGAAGGAAGACGGCAGGCGTGCCCGCCCAGAACCCCTCGCCTTGCAAGGTCAAGAAGATCTCTTTGACAGAGTACGTCTTCACGCCACCACCTCCGCGTAACAGTTGGGTGTCTCCCACACGCGCACCTTGATCACGCGCAAGCCAGTTCGCTCGTTCGCAAGGAGCAGGTTCGCGACCTCGAGCAATGCGGCTGCGATATTCTCAGCCGTAGGCTCGCCTTCCATGGCGTACGGCTCGCGCTTGCCTTGCTTGACCTCGTCGAGCAAGAACGCTTCGAGCTTTGTGTCGAGGCTGTTGTAGATCGTCGTGTGGTCCCACACCTCGTCAACCCAAGCGCCGACCAACCGCTTGATCTCGCCGAAGTCAACGACACGGCCGACTGAGTCCAAGTCGCCTTGGCACGTGATCTCTGCTGCGTACCGATGGCCGTGCAGAGTGGCGCACTTCGACTCGTGCCGCATGACGCGGTGAGCCGCGTCCCATTCGATTCGTCTGGTACAGGTTGTCATCTGACCGCTCCTTCTCTTCAGTGGTCGGCATGTGCAGGTGGTTTTCGCCAGTCCCGCTTGCTGACCTCATTCACCCAGACGTCTAGCGTGATCGAAGGCACAGTAGCAGAGTCCGCTTCGTCCTGCGCACCCTGCAAGACGTGCTCGAGGTACGCGAGCACGCCGCGTAGAACCCGCTGGCTCTCTGATTCGTGTTTGGCCGCAGGGCCGCGGATACCTTGCGACCACTTGAGGTGATGGTGGCAGAGCTTGCCTATCATCCCCAGCGGATCTTGATCGTCGATCGATGCGCGTAGATCCCACATGTGCTGCACGTTCCAACCTCGGAGGTTGGAATAGTTGACGATGTAGATCATCACGTCAGCGATACTGTCGAGCACGCCTTTGAAGTCGTCAGCAGAGATCGCGTCGTCGAGTTCGCCTAGCTCCTCGACAATACCTAGCAAAGGTTGCCAGGCCTGCTGATCTGGGAAGTTGCGTTTCTGCCAAGGCTTGTGCTCAGCCTGTACCCTCGCTAGTTCGTTAGACATGGACCTTTCCTCCCTCAACGCGCCACATCGCGTCTGCCATCGGCGCAATCCTAGCACGCAAAGCTTGGCTGTGGGTGATCAGAACCACACAGCACCGCTTTGAGATCTCCTTGAGTATCTCGCACACCGCGTCTCGCCCCTCGTCGTCGAGAGCGTCAAACACCTCGTCGAAAAACAGAACGCCTAGATCACCTGACGTAGACACTTCAGGCAAAGCGAGAAGAAGGGCGATGTCGACGCGCCGGCGCTCGCCGTTGCTTGCTGCAAGATACCCTTGGCCGTTCGCGACGCCGTCTACCTGGATAGAGATCGCCGGCCTGCTACCGCCTGTCTTCTTCTCGGTGTAAGGCTTGAGCTTGACCTGCAGCTGGTAGTCTCCGGCATTCGAGAACATCTGGAGCCACGAGTTTGCGATCGATTCAATGCCTGCCAAAGCGTCTTCAAGCAGATGCGCGCGTACGCCGCCAACAGAAAGCACTTTCACAGCTGCCTTCTGCTCTTCGAGAACTTCGGTCATAGCGTCGAGCTTGACTTTGCTCGAGTCGATCTCGTCCTCTAAGTCCTCCAGTTCTTCGAGGAGCTTGACGCGGTGCTGATACGCCTCCTCCCATCGGCGACGCCAATCCTTTGCTTCTGCCAGAAGCTCTCTAGCCTCAGCACTCGCTTTCTCTGCTTCCAAGTGAGAGGCACGGAGATCTTCTTCGCACTGACGTGCCTTGCGAAGCTTGACCTTGATCGCCTTGACGTCAGCAGGCTTGTGCTCGCTGTTCTTGCCGTTGATCTCTTGGCCACAGGTCGGGCAGGTACCTGTCGAGCTTGCCGCACGAGCAGACGAGAGCTTTGCTTCGAGGAAGGCTTTCGATCTTGCAGCCTCTCGCAGCTCGTCTCGGCTAGGCACGCCGGCTACCTGGCACTCGAGCTGCGTCACAAAGTCGTCAACGGTCGACGGTTTGAGAAGCTTCACGCCTACCCGAGCTTTCTGAGGCAGGTCGCTCAACTCCGCTAGCCGCTGGCGCAAGAACTTCGCGCGCTCTTCCTGCAGATCAAGGCTGTGTTGGCGCGTAGACTGCTTCACTAGCATGCCGCGAAGATCCTCACGCGCGCGGTCAGAAGCAGAGTCGAACCCGTCGAGGCCTAAGATAGCTTCGATCAACCGTGTTCTATCTGCATCCGTACCCGCCGTAAAGAGCGCAGCCTCTGAGCTGAAGATGAAGCGCTTGGCCCAGTTGGCTTGCGAACCGATCACAGTTTCAAGCGCTTCTTGAGCCTTCTTGTTGTTTTCGAACTTGGTGGCCTTCTTGGCTCCTAGCCACCACGTCACCTTGCCCTTGGCTGTGCGAACAGCGCGAAGTGCGTCTGTCTCGATCTCGATTCGGCCTTTCGGCGTTGCCCACAGGTTCAGCGATCGCGCACCAAGACGACCTCGTCCGCGCAGAGGCTTACCCCAAAAGCCGACACCAACAGCTTCCAGCAAGCTGCTCTTGCCAGCGCCATTAGGACCGCTCACGACAATCATGCCGCGATCAGGGAACACCAGCTTGGTGTCCTTGTGCGACAAGAAGTCCTGCATCGAGACAGATCGAATCCTCACGCCGCCATCCTATCCCGAAAAAATCGCAGTGTCTCGAGTGATCGGCGAGCGTCAGGCAAGGCTCGGTGCGGCTTCTCGTACTCCAACACGTCGTGGTGCCCATGCCACGCTCGATAGGCGACCTGCATTGCGCGTACGTCGAGGTGCCTGTAGTGAAGATACGTCGGGAAGGTGAACGTGTGCTGCTCCAAGAAGGAACGATCGAAGTGCACAGTGTTGCCGACGAGGATCACCTTTCCGCGCTCGAATCCTAGCCGGTTCGCAAAGGCGACCAGCCACTCGTCCAACCCTTGGTGCCCGTAGACGAAGTGCCCTCGGCAGTGCTCGAAATCCGCAAGCAGACCGTTCTTGGTGTGCATCGCGTGCACCGTGTCGTCCAATCGCTCCAGGATGTGGTCCTTGTCATGCCTGACGAGTGTCTCGGACTCTTCCACCACAGACAGGTCCTTCGCTGAGATAGCGATCACACCTGCCTCGAGAATGAGATGGTCGCGAGGCACGAGGCCTGTGGTTTCGAGATCAGTCACCAGCCACAAATCATCGCCCATTTCAATCACGTCCCTTCCAGGTACCTGAGTACCTTCCGCAAAACCGCTTTCCTCGAAACGTTGGTGTCGAGAGGCATCCTCGCCACGTACCTCGCCACAGCCACCTCCCGCGTCGCTGCGTTCGTACTCGACTTCGCAGCCGAAGCTGCCTGCGCCACAACCTCTGCGCGCACAGCAGTCACCTTGAAGTGCTTGATCGGAAGTCGAGCTGCTACCTCTGCTACCCACGCCTTCGCATCTGACATGTCTGATGGCGAGGCTTCCAGGTGCACGTAGACATGGCTGCCGTGGTAAGCGATCGCCTTCTCTAGATCAGCCGGCGCAGACAGATCCCAAAGTAGTTTGAGGAACCGAGGCCCCGGCACGGTCTTTCTCTGAATGACGAGACTAGGATCAACAAGCACCACATGCCCGTACGAAGGCCCTAGGTTGTCGAAGCCGGTAGGTGCGAGAGCACCTACTTGGACGATCTGCGCATCGCCGCGCTTCCACGTCTGTGCGTTGTGCCAGTTGCCTACGATCAGAACTCGCACGCCAACCTTGGCCATGATGCGAAACGCCTGGTCTACATGGAGCTGGTCGTGAGCTGTGAGCAAGTAGTCAGGCGTGTCGTCATCCGCAACACCGAAGTGTGCAATCACAGTCTCTGGCTTTGGCTTCATCGCAAGCAAGGTAGGCTCTAGCCAGTCGATCACAGGCTCTGGACGAAACGGCAATAGGCAATAGTCGCCGATATGCTGTGGCGACTCGTAGAAGTAGATCTTCCCTTTCTCTGTCTCGTGCCACTCCATCGGCCCCAAAGCATGATCGCCAGGCTGAGTCGAATGCTGATCGTGGTTGCCCACCACTAGATGCACGTTCCCGTTGAACCTGCGAAACTCAGCCATCGCTGCGGCAACGATTTGCGGTGTAGGATCGTCTACGTCGAACAGGTCACCTGCAACGAACAGGTCTTCGCAAGACTGCTTGTTCGCGAGATCGACAGCACGCCGCATGGTGCGCAGCACTGCACGGCACCGTTCATTCAACCCGGACTCTATTACACCGCCTGCCCAAGGGAAGTTGTGCAAGTGTACGTCAGCGATCACTGCGGCTTTCATGCTTTACCTGCGCCAGATACAACGAATGCGCCAATCGCGCCCACGACAAGGCGACGCGCCAAGCCATCCCTGGTTCGAATATCGATCACAACGTACTCGCCGTTCGCGCCAAGGCCTAGCGAGGCGATGGGCGACTTCAGCTCAATCGTCATCGTCGTCGTCGGCGACTTCTGCGTCATCCAACCCGCCTTCCAGCCCAAGCGGACCGATGGGGTTGATGTCCCAGTCGAGTGCCTCGAGTGCTTCGATGTAGGCCGTGTTGCTCTGCCGATCGCCACCGCGGCGAGGCTTGACCAGCTTTCTCGACTTGGCATGCTCCACAGTGGTCCACAGATTGTTGTACCCAGAAGCGTAGTCGAACCTGATCCGCGCCTTTCGGAACGGCGGAGCGAGCCTGTTCTTGATCGCCATCAAAGTGACGACCTTACCGATGTGGTCGCCGTGCTTATCCTTGATCGCTTTACCGCCAAAGAACTGCAAGCGCAGAGACGCGTAGAAGGCTAGTGACTTGCCACCAGGCGTCGTGATGTTGCTGCCGAACGAAACGCCGATCTTGTGTCGTATCTGGTTGATGCACACGAAGTAGGCTCGATGCGCACGCAAGAGGGGCGGCAAGTCCCGCAGCTCGTCGCTGAGTATGCGAGCTGCCTCGCCGACAGGCATGTCGCCAACAGCCATGCCGATGCCCTTCTTGGTGTTCATGCTCGCGATGGAGTCTAGTCCGATCAAGAGCGGCCCGTGCTTCGGGTTGTGGTACCCAACCGTGTCCTTGACCATCTCGAGAGCTTCCTCAAGAACGGTAGGCTGTTCCATGATCAACTCGCTCGTGTCGATGCCGTGCACGCGTGCTCGATCTGAGTCGAACGAAAACTCTGCATCAGCAAGCGCTGCAACACCACCCACGCGCTGAGTACAGCCTAGCCACCGGTAGAGAAGAGCAGTCTTACCACAAGCCTCTTCGCCAATGATCTCTGCGATACGGCTGACAGGGCCGCCACCACGACCGATCACGTAGTTATCGAGAACGTCGATGCCGCTCGGGATGTACTCAGTGATCTGAGCCAGAGCTTCCTCTTCGTCCTTGATGACTGTGATCTTGTTGCCGTACTTCGTGCGAAGTTTGGTCGCGAGCTGAGATCCAGCGCCACCTTTGATGGGCGGTGCCGATTTTGCAGATGAGACCTTCTGCTTGCCTTTTTTCTTAGGCGCAGATTTCTTCGCCGTCTTCTTTTTGGCTGCCATGGTGACGACCTTCTTTCAGTCAGATCTCAATCTCTTCGTCGTCTTCATCCTCGTCGTCTTCTTCGTCGTCGTCATCTGAAGCGTAGGCGTCGAGGTCGTCCTCATCGTCGTCCTCGTCGGCAGGCTTCTTGCGGCGAGAGTTCTTGCGGTCGCTGTCATCTCGATCCCGCGAGAACTCGCCGCGAAGCTTCGCGGCAATGTCTTCGTCAGAATCCAACTCAACAACGCTGTCTAGATCAACCGCGGTGTCGATCCAATCCTGCATCACTGCACGCGACGCGTGAAGCTTGCACTCCTTGCCTTCTTTGGTCTTGTAGCGAGTGCCCTGACGACCTTCGCCAGTCTTCACGATGATCAAGTCCGAGCCTTTGATCGGGTCGACGAAATCGACGTCTTCGAACTTCTTCATCTCGACCATGTCTTTGTCGATGCCGCGGCCGACCTCGAGCACACGAGGTCCTGCTTCCTCGTCGTTACGATCTACGACGTTGATCAGCACCTTGCGCTGAGCCTGGATGCGATCTGCTCTCTTCGCGTCAACCTTGTCGTTGGTTGCGCGGAGCTTTCGCTCGTCGTCGCAGCTCTCGCACTTGCGCTTGCCTTTGGTCTCGTAACGAGGGCACGTAAACGAGACCGTGCCAACGCCAGGCACGTCCACGAAGTGCCGGTAAGTGACGCGCTTCCACTTACCACCAGGGCGAGCGGGAACCACACGGAAGACGTTCTTCCCCGGCCTGATGCGGATGTAGCGAGAGTTTCTCGATCGCTCAAGCTCCTCTGCGTCCTTCTCTGCATCGTCCTTCGTGTAGCCTTGATACTGCAAGCCAGGTCCAGCACCTGTCTTTTTCTTCTTTGCCTTTACCATCTACGCCTTCTTTCAGCCTACGGGCTCTCTGGGGCTCTTTGCGTTACTGCGATCACTATTCGTCGTCTTCGTCGTCTTTGGTTGTGCCCTCCTCGTCATACAGGGACGGATCTGACTTTAGCTCTTGGCGTACGTGGGCGCCAAGAGAGATCACCATGTCGCGCTTGGCTCGCAAAGCCTCCATGTCCGAGAAGGCAGTCAGCCGCACGTGCTCTGCACGAATGTATGCGTGCACGGCTCCTTGGTACTGGACGCTCGCTTGGATCTTCGCCTTCAGGACGCCTTCTGAAGGCTTCTTCTCTTGCAGCGCCTCTGCACCCTCGACCATGTCTAGGTAGACCGATGCATGGACCTGATCTCTCTTCTGCTTTGCAAAAGCCGCGTCTCGCGTCGCATCGGCTAGGATCTCACCGAAGCGGGCCAGCTCTGCAGAGATGCGAGTGTACTCGTGTTTGATCTCCTCGGGGTTGAGCCCAAGGTACGGGCGCTCACGCCGGTCTTGTGCGACGGGCTCGCTTTTGGGCTCTGCCACTGCTTTTTTCTTCTTCATCGCCATACAGTCCTCCTTTTACGCTGCCAACTTCTCCATGCTGCCCCAGGTGTAACCCCACTTCAGATCCACAGCGAGCGGAACCACACCCGACTCGTGGCTGAGCATGATCTTCTGCATGTTGCGTGCCGAGTGATCCATGACTTTCTCCGGAACGTGCAGGATGCACGCATCATGCACCGTCGACACCAGCTCACCGCGCCCCCGCAGCTTCTGATCCTGCGCGAGCCACTGAACAATCGGCCAAAGCGACGCGGTTGCGAACTCTGCTGCTGTACCCTGTACACTCGTATTGCCGGCGGTACGCTCGTAGTGTGATCGCGTATTGGGATCCTGATCTAGGATACGTGGTATAGGACGAACGCGAGATCGCTCGCCTGCCCACCACGTCCAAGCCGTCCCTGTCTTTCGTGACTCCATGATGCACTGACTCATGAAGCGCTCGAGCTTCTTGTACCTACCCCAAATCGTCTTGTTGATCCTGACGATGACACTCACTGAAACGCCAAACTCCTTTGCCAGGCTGACGTCAAACTTGCCGTAGAGCTTGCCGAAGATGACCGCCTTGACCTGCGACCGATAGGGATCACGCTCGTCGTCTGACATCTTGTCCCACTTCTTGCGCGGGATACCCCAAGCCACTTCGCAGCACTCAGTCGCGCCGTTCATGTGGATGTCGATGCCTCTCTCGTAGTCCTTGATCATCTCCTTGTCGCCAGAGAGCATGGCGGCAATGCGAAGCTCGAGCTGCGAATAGTCCGCCTCGATCAGTACGTACCCAGGTCGCGCTACGAAGCAGTCGCGTGCCATCTTGCCTAGCTCGCTGCCCTTGGCGCGCGGGATGTTCTGCAGGTTTGGCCCTTGGCAGCTCAAGCGCCCGGTGCCTGCGCCGTCGAGCAAGAACGACGGGTGTACACGCCCGTCTGCTCGAATGTGACGCAAGAGGCCGCGTGCGTACGTTCCAGCGAACTTGGACAGCTTGCGGTGCTCAAGGAGGAGCGCTGGGTACTCGTGCAGGTGCTTGAGCTTGTCCAGCGACTCCTCGTCAGTGCTCCAAGCGCCTGAATCGGTTTGTCGCGACACAGGAAGGCCGAGATCTACATACAGGTACTGTGCGAGCGCCTTCGGGCTGTTCGGGTTGACGTCGGAGTGCTCCTTCATCTCCTTCTCAAGCTCTTCGAGTCGCGTATCGCACTTGTGGCTGAGAGCAAGAACAGCGGTTCGATCAACTGGGAATCCCCATGCCTCGATATAACGAACGGCTTTGTTTGCGTCCTTCACAACGAGATCCCACGCACGCGAGATCGTAGGATGCTCTTCGAGCATCGGCTTCTCTAGCGCTGCCACCTCGCGGGTGCTGAAAACGTCACGAGCGTTGTACCGGTAAAGCGTCTTGCGATCCAGAAACCCGAACATGAAGGCGTCAGGCTCGGCACCTTCCCGCAACTGATCGAGCACCGACGACGGCACGTTGAACTTGGGAGGCGGTATATTGCGGCGCTTGCCTTTTGGCGTGAACTCGCTCAGCGGAAATGCTAGTCGGTTGAGTTCCTTCTTGATCGCGCCAGTCTTTGCGGCCGCCTCAAGCTTGTGGCCGCCCATGCCGACCGTCTCTGCCAGCACCTCCAACTTTGCGACAGCGTCAGGGTAGAGCAGCTTATGCCCGAGGCGTGTGTCGTAGTAGATGTTCTCTACGTTGATGTCGAGTGCAAGAAGGATCGACCTGTCGTCGTATTTGCCGTTCTGCGTGCACATGTTGGCTTTGGCCAAAAGCTTTCGCAGATGGTGGACCACTTCCGGATCACGCAGTGCTTCGGTAGTCCAGGTGTACGACGTGTCAGAGTCGCCGAGCAACGTCAGTGACTCGATCCTAAAGTCGCGGTTGCCCATCTGCCCGTACGTCTCGACGTCATACGTCAGCCAGTTGTACTTCCTAAGTGCCTTTGCAGCGATCCGCGAGTGGCGCGGAGTCTCAACCAGCTTCGTGTACGTTTTCTCGAACCAAGGCGAGACCTCCACCTTCATCGCCCAAGCTAAGTCCTCGGCAAACTCGCGCGCCCAAAACGGGTTTGAGAACGAGATCTGCGGCAAGGGCAGCACGAATACCGGGACGAGATCGCCTAAGCAGTTCTGCGCCCAGCCGTATGCCCTACGCACTTGCAGTCCTTGCACGCGTCGGCCGAGCACTGAGTAAGCTGCCTCCGGACCCAAGCAGATCACGCGCGACGGCGCAGCGTGCTCGAACGCGTGAGCCGTATACGTCCGGCATGCGTCGAGCTGCTTTGGTTTGAGCTTCTTGACGCTGTTTGAGCAGCGAATGGCGTAGTCGTACGAAACCGGGCCTCGCCAGCTCTTCTCAACGAGCTGGCGTACTCGCTGGTGCTGCTGACCGTAGAACGGCTTGCCGGCCGTGTCCTCCAAGCGCGACGGCTTCTCGCCGATCACGTAGAGACCGTGCGGCTCGACCTTCTTGGGGATGGTCATGCACCGATGTCGTGCCGTTTCGTGAAGCGCGCAGTCTGTACAGCCTGGATCAGGTGCCTTGAGTGGTGTCGCAGCAACCGCTGCTAGCGGCATGCCTTGTGGGTACAGAGCTAGCTTCTTCATGATCCCCTCTTCTCACTGGAGCGCAGGGCGGGTTTCGAACCCGCATACCCTCGCGAAAGCGCGACTGCTCTACCTCTTGAGCTACCTGCGCCGCATGCCCGAAGGCAAGCGCGTCACTTCATCTTCGGGTCGATCAGCTCGACCGCACGCGGAACACGCGTCTCGAGATCCGTGATGTTCTTCAGCACGGGCAGCTTGCCTTGAAGAGCAACGCACGCCGCGGTGAGGTCCTTCTTCGTTTTGAGGCCCTGCTTCATCAGCACCTGCAAGACGGCTCGCAGCTTCTCGGCCGACTTCAGCTCGGGTGTGATCTTGACTTTGACGCCAGGGCCTTTCTTTGCTGCTGACTCCTTGCCCTTCTTGCCTTTCTTGGGCTTTTCTTCTTCCTCCTCTTCTTCGTCCTCGTCCTCGTCCTCGTCGTCTTCTTCATCGTCTTCTTCATCCTCGGGCTCGTCTTCGTCCCCGTCGTCCTCGTCGTCCTCGTCGTCTTCCTCCTCTTCTTCCTCGGGCTCAGCTGCCTTCTTGCCTTTCTTGGGAGCAGGCGCGGCTTTCGTCTTGCTCTTCTTGCCCTTCTTGGGCTCCTCGCCGTTCTCTGCGATGAGTGCCACGGCTGCTTCTACCGAGTCGACATCGACCACGAGGTTGAGCTTGACGTCGTCACCAACGACACCAATGGAATACGAGCTGATCTTCATACGGTCTCCTTCTGGCTAGCTTTGTGCGATTGATCGATTTTTCACAGTTGATGCACTTGAATGCCGCCCGCTGGCGGCACGAAGTCGTACCTCAGGTCACAGCCGCGTACCAGGCACAGCTTGACGGCGACGAACAGCGATCTTCAGAAGCACGAGATACCCCATGAGGTCATCGATCGTGTCGTCCAGCGACTCATCTGGGAGAGCGTGCCCGCGACTGAGCCTAGAGATCTTGTCATCCAGGCGTACTTTGATCTGCTCGACAGTGTCTGCCTTCGAGAACACGCGAAGCGGTTTCAGCGCACTGTCGCCGTACGCAGAGTTCTTACGCAGTAGCAGATCCTCCAACTCTGCGCAGACCTCCTTGATCGCGTCTTGTGTATTAGTGATTGGCGCCTCTTTGGGCGGATCCACTGGCTTCTTCTTAGCCATCAGTCTTCCTCCTCGATCACAATAGGGTCGAACCGACCGATGCTCTTCTTCGCAAGCTTCATCAAGAGCTTGGTCGGATACTCGTCTGGGTCTGCACCTGCAGGCAACTTGATAGAACCGGCTCGAGCACCGGCAAGCTGGAGCTTGATTGCGATCGCGTGGCCTTTTATCCACGCGTCACCATCTAGCACAACACACAGGGGACGCTCAGCGCCGAGCAGCGCTTCGTACTGCTCTTCAGACATCTCGCCGAGGAAGGCAGCTGAGTGCGGACGCAACGCGATCGTGTCCAAAGACCCTTCTACGAGAAGAAGCGGTGTTTCTGTGATCTCTAAAACCTCTGTGTGGTTGTAGAGTAGATCACGCCGCATCCCTTTCGGGTAGAGGTACTTCTGAGCCATAGGCCCGTCTGCACCTGGTGGCGGCGCCTTAGCCCAAATCCTCGAGATGAACCCAAGCCACCTAGACCTGTCCACGCTCAAGTGCGGGATGATCACCCTACCAGCGTACCAACCTTCGCAGCACGCGTGGAGCTGAAACTGCTTCCACACATCCTCCGACAACCCCCTCGATCGCAGGTACGTCCTAGCCGGACGTAGCGAGTGCGACCTGTTACCTGCAAGCGGCACGAACTCCTCGGGGATTGCGAACTCGACTTCCTCGTCTTCTTCCTCGTCACCTTGGTCGTCGGAGAAGTCTTCGTCTTCGCCGATCCTGCCCTTGGTATCGCAGCGAAAGCATTTCCACCATCCTGTACGCTGATCAAACGAGAGCGAGAGCTTGCGGTCTCGGTGCCCTTCGTCTTCGCAGAACGGGCACTGCACGCGGGTAAAGCGCGATCCAACTCGACCTGCTTCGAGCAGCTCTTGGACGCGCTCACTCTTGGCCGAGAGCATCTGCCATTTCTTTGAGAGCGCTCTCGACGCTTCCGTTGTCTGTCACAGACGCAGTCGTCACGTCGAACACGACCTGGTCTGCAAAGATCAAGGTCCTCTTGCTAGGTAGCCTGACCGCGATCTTCTTGTTGCCGTTGCGATCTGTATACGCAAGCATCTCTAGCTGACTCATCTTGTCCTCACCTAGTCGTCGATGATCACCATTCTACCGTGATCCCAATCGTGTGGCAGGGGCCCTACAGATACGTCCGCAGGGCCGTACCTGTTCTTGCCCACGAAGTATTCGATCATGTCACCCTCGGCATTCTTGTTGAGCGTGATCACTAAGTCGGCGACGTCGACCTTTCGCGAGCTGTCGCGAACATCACCAAGTCCGATCTTACGCCGCGGATCCTTGTTCTTCATGGTTGCCTGAGATCCGCTGAGCCCCCACTTGCCACCGTCTTCGCACCAGATACGAAACTCCTCTGCTTGCGCACCCTGCACGATGTACTCGTTGTCTTTCGAGTTGCGGCTACCGAGCTTGTCGATGTAGTCGATCGCAAGCCCGTCGACTGGGTAGCCCTCGGCAGACTCGCAGTCAGCTACCCAAGCCGCGATGTCAGCGAACGTGGTGTGCTTCGGCGAAAAGTGCTGAACGAGCAACGTGCCCAGCGTCGGGTGTAACCGAGTTAGCTCCTGTCGGGCTGCTTTGAAGTCGCCAGAAGCGATCACGTTCGTGGGCACGCCTGTTAGGTTAGCCTTCGTACGTGCCATGACCTCCACTACAGGTAGCTCGAGCGACGCGTAGCACCAGAACATGCCAAAGCGCAGGTTGTGAGAGATCGTATGACTCTTCATCATGGACTTGCCGCCACCCTGGCCAGCGATGAAGAGTGTCATGGTGCCGCGAGGTGGACCTCCACGAAGTACCGCGTCCAGCTCAGGTATGCCGAGCGGCATCTTGTGCACGCGCCGCACACGGTCGATTTCCACAAAACTCTCTTTGCCGAGTCGAAGGCCTACTGATGAATCGACCAGCCCTACACGCTCAACACGTGCGATCTTCTCTGCAACCTTGCTCAAACCTTTCCGCGCGCTGTACGAGTCGACAACCTGCTTCACAACCTCTGATTCGAGTCGACGCCTGATCACAGGAACCAGCTCGTCCTTCACGTCGATCACAGACAGGTCGTTTGCGTCAATCAACAGGTCTAGTACGCTGTTGATCTGCTTCTTGGTTACCGATCCCTCGCTGTTCAGTCTGCGAAGGCGCTGTAGCAAGACAGTCTCGTGAGCTGGGCCGCGCCCATTTGCCTTGTAGATGACTCGCGCAGTCTTGATCACCAAGCGCGCTGCGTCGTCGACTATCGACTCTGGGTCGATCTCGTGCCCAACAGAGCCAAAAAACTTTGGTGACGAAGCGCAAAGCTTCGCCACTGATCTCTCAAACGAAGGGTCAAGTCCATACGAGACCTCCTTTCCGGCCACGCCATCCCCCTTTTCATGCCCACAGAAAATCGCCTTGCTCGTAGGCGTCGTTGATAACCATCTGTCGCTGCTCCGACTCCTCGCGAGCGCGCGCGACGAGCTTGCGGTATACACGACGCGGAAGTACCTCGTCGACTACGTTCTCTACGTGCCCTTGCCGCAGCTTCACCCCCAGCAACCGTGAAGCAGCGATCAGCTCCACCTTCAGCCTTTCATACCTACGGATCAAATAAATGTGCGTACGCGTCAGCGCAACGCGTGTTCCGCGTGCCTGCTCGTCGGCGTCCACGTACAGCCACTCAAGCTTCTCGTACCGATCCTTGTGGAAGACCCATGCGATCGGTGGCGTGGTCGTGCGAAAGCGACGCGGGCCGTAGAGCTTCCACGTCGTGAAGGCTACCTTGCACCAGATGTGCGGCCGCACCTCTTTGCCGCAGTAGAAGACCGACGACGAGCGCAAGGCGCGGAGCGCACGCACTTCAGCTTGCAGATCTCGCGTACGCAGGCGCGAGTGGTGCTTTCCGCGGTACCTGCCGTAGTAGACCAGCGCGGTCGCTTTGTACGCACGCAAGAGAGTAACTGCCAGCTGATCCTCGGTATCCCCTTGGAGCAGCGGCGGTGCTGGTATGCGCGGTGGCTTGATCGTCGATGCGTCTGGGTACGGAGGCAGGATGTCACCAAACCGTACCACCACACCTGTCCAACCGTCCTGCGCGCCGCCGCGTAGGCCGGCCGTCACGATTCTAGCCTCGTAGGTACACACCCAAGCGAAGCATCGGCTGAAAAAGGAGGTAACAGCCGAGAGCGTGTGCCCGCATGGTGTGCACGTACGAGACTAGGATCAACCTGTCGCAGCATAAGTCCTCCCTCTGGGATATGGGACTTATGCGACTAGGCGTGTTTTCGCTTGAAGCTGAGCATTTTCCGAATGGAGGCGGCGCACCTCGGCGAGCATGCGAGTCAAGGCGCGTGTTGCGAAGTCGGCAGTCGCTACGACATCCATGCCGTTGCCGACGCGTTCGCACAACTCTCGCTCGATCCTCTGTAGCTCTCGATCAGTCATCATGACGGCACCTTCCTCTTTCTCGCTCCTCCCAAGCCCAGATTCGTAACGAACACAGGATACTGCTCAGTGGCATAGGCGCGCAAGCGATCTTTTGTATGCTTCTCGAGCCATCTGCACGAGTTGTGCCTGCCCGCACACCCACAACCACGATCTTGTATGTCGAAGACTTCGAACTCGTCTTTCATCACTGCGCCTGACGCGTCGTGACGTCGCATGCCTCGACCAGTGTCCTGCAAGACCATGATCTCTGATTTGCCGCCAGACCCGATGATGACTGACTGAAGCTCTGGGATGTCGATCCCTTGCTGAAAGATAACGTTACAAATCAGAACGTCAATGTCTCCGTGCACCAAGCGACGCAGCGCCGCACGACGTTCTGGTGTCACATGCTTGCCCCAGATGAACTCGACGTCGATCCCTTGAGCCCTGATCTCCTTCTCCAGGTATCGCCCGTGCTCGAGCGCCTTTACGAACAGGAGGCACGGCTTCTTGGCGATCTGAGCTGCAGAAATGATCGCCTTATTCCGACGACGACTGCGAACGATGTGCGACTTGTAGACCTGGTCCCATGTCTTTGAGCTTGGGTCAACGTCGTGCTTCACTGGCACGAGGCGAATCTTCGGCTTCGCCAAAAGCCCTTTGCTTACCAGCTCTTCTGCCGACACCCGGTGAATGGCGGGTCCGAGCGTAGCAACTACGTAGAGGCTCTTCTGATCGCCGCGTGCGAACGGCGTCCCTGAGAACCCGTACCTGAAGTAGGCGTTCGGCAGCGCCATCATGACCTGCCAATACGTTGCAGCCGGCACGACGTGGCATTCGTCGACCAAGACGCCTTTCTGCGCATCCAGGAAGGCCCGCATCGCTGCCTTGTGCTGGCCGGTGAGCCCGGAATGCACCGACTGGAACATCGCGACTGTGATGCGCTTGCCGAGTTGCATCTGGCCGTCGCCGACAATGCCAACGCGCTCGCCAGTGCGCTTGCGAAAGCGCTCAGCCGTTTGATGCAGCAAGTCCTTTGCGTGTACGAGGATGAGCCACCGTGTGGGATACAACTCGGTGAGACCGACCATGATCTCGGTCTTGCCTGATCCTGTGACGTGGTGAAACACGCCGCGATTGAACTTCTTGGCCGCGGCAAGCGCGCCAAGCTGGTGATCACGTAGCCAGTCTACCAGCGCCGTTGGATCTGAAGGCGTAGGTGCAACCCTGCGATCTACCAACTCGACGCGCTTGCCGTCCTTCTTGGCCCGCTTGCGCACCGCGCCAACGAGCCCTGCAGGAAACGACTTCGATCGAGAATCGAGTAGCCTGACACGCCCGTCGCCATACCTGTTCGCGAGGTAGCTCTTCGTCTTGAACGACAAGATCTTGTCGAGCCACTTCTCGTCTGCTTCACTCGCCTCAAGAAGTTTCGCGCGCAGGTTTTCGACAGCGATCAGCACAAGTTCCTCAGCCCAGTACGATTTCCTCGTCGCCACCTTCCGCAGCCGCTGCTTGCTTCTTCGGCTTCTTCTCGGTCGGCGGCTTCTTCGACTTCTTCTCGGTCGTTGTGACCTTCTTCGACTTCTTCGAGGACGCGTCGGCCTTGGCCGTCTTCTCCGTCTTTGCTTTCTTGGCCTTCTTCTTGGTCTTGGGAACTGCCTCGGCCTTGGCAGCTTTCTTCTTGGGCTTGGCTGGTGCTGTGCCAGCCTTCGACTCCTGGTACTTGGCAAGCGCGCGGCGACGCGACGCGGCCACACCGATCAAGAAGTCTGCTGCTTCATCGTACGAGACGCCTTTGAGGGCCGCGATCTCGGCGAGTGCTTCTTTCGAGTCCTTACTGATCTTGACTGTCTTCGACATGTGCTTCTCCCTCTGCCTTCTTCTTCAGAAAACCGAACAGCCGGGCTTGCTTAGCCCCGATGTGATCGACCAAGGACCTCACGTTGATGTATCGACGGTGAGCAACCAGTTCGGCATCGATCGCCCCATCCTCAGCCCACCTGGCCAGTGTCTGCCGCGACACTCCTAGCCGCTTGGCTACCTCAGCGGCAGGTAGGTAGCCGTTGGCTTTCATCACCGCAACTTGATCTGTGCCGCGATCGGTGTCAACTGATTTCTTGCCCATCGGCATCCTCTCCCAGAACAGTCAGAAGACCCTTTGCCAGGTCTCGGCCAGGTCCTGCCGCCTTCCTAAGCTTCTTTCTGCAGAGCTGGTACGTCGCTTTGTCTGCGAACGTGATCTCTAGGACATATGGCTTGGTGTTCGTTTCTGCAGGATCGTCGTCGTCAACCGGGTTCAACGAGACTTCCTCGAGCACTTCGTCCGAGTCGTGGATGGCTCTCTCAGTCAGGGCTTCGATCTCATCCGACGAGAAGCCTGTGAGTAGGGAGAGCTGGTCAGACGTCCACTTCGTGGCTTCCATGATGCTGATCATCACATCGCCAGACACCGACAAGTCCAGCTCTCCGCGAATACGATTCAAGCCGATACCGATCGCTTTCGCTTTGTTGATCGACGCCTCGCTGACGATCGCAGGCAAGGACTTGCGACCAATCTGCTGCGCAGCCCAGAACCGGTGGTGCCCGTCGATCAGGTCATACTTGCCTTTCTTCTTGCTGCGTGTGACGAGGACAGTTTGGATCGCGCCTTCTTCCTTCATGAAGAGAACAAGCGACCCGAACTCCTGATCGCTCATCCTGTTCGGATTGGTGTCCTTCGTGAACGTCGGGACGATGTCGTCCATACTGACAGTGATCATCTCGCCGTCTGGTGCAGCAGGCTTTGGATCGCTAGGGGCTCTCTTCACTGCAGCCTTTTGCTTCTTCGATGCCATCACAGTTCTCTCCACAGGTCGTATAGGACTTGGTCGGCTGAGACCTTATCACGGATCGATCGCACAGCACTGTAAACGCGCTGCACCTCTACCGAATGATCACGGGCTACTTCGCGCGGCGTGAACTCGCGCGTCAGCATGCCGAGCGCGAACTTCTCGCCTTGCTTCCCGAGCACCTGCCTCAACCGCCTACGAACGCGCACAGCCAGCCTGGCACGATCGATAGCCTCCTCGAGCGATAGGTCCTCGTTACCTTGCCCTGGTACCACGGCGTAACGCTTTCGCTGATCCGCGTCGTTAGACTCGCTCGCAAACTCCTCGCGGTACAAGCCTTTCAGGACCGAAGGGTCGTGACGACCGCTCACAGGCGCCGATTGCGACAAGACGTACCTATGGCACGCCAGCACCGCTGCGCGCCACGCGTAGCCGCCAAACTCCCCCTTGCTTAGATCGAATGTGCGCTCCGCTGCCAGTTGCGCTGCGAGAGCTTCTTGCTCGAGGTCTTCTACGCTTACCCACCACACACGCCGCCGATACCGCCTAGCGACTGTCTTGGCGTTCAAGCTAATCAGGGTAAGGCGAGACGACTTCATGCGTCCTGTACCAGTAACGCTTCAACTAGCCGCCCCTCGAGTGCCTTGATCATACCGCGCAGGTCCGTAAGGCGGGTGCCTAGCAGACTTTCGTAGTGAGCCACCTTGCTCAGGATGTCGGAGCACGCCTTCTGTCGTGAGATCAACGCACGACGGCCGAGAGGAGACTCATCTGAGTCGCCGAGCATTTTAGAGATCGACTCCACTTGCGACGTCGCTTCCGAAACAACGGCCGCAAGAATCGCTTCTACAGCCTTCTCGCTGCGAACAGCAGGCACCTCATAGATCGTGCTCTGAGACGCGTGTTCGATCAGCTGCGCCACGTGCCGCCACGCATCAACGTGGGTCTCGGGCACGAAGTAGATGCCGCCGCCGTCTCGTAGCCGCACAGACTTGTAATGGTCTGCCATCTTGATCAGCCATGTGGATAGCTCAACCGCCTCGAGTCGCTGCGCGCACTCCTGGTACCGAGCGTAAAGCGGCTTCAGCTCCGACAGGTCGGTACACTGTAGCTGCTCTTGCTTGTCGATCCACACCTTCAAGCGCGTCTCGTAGACAGGATCCTGAGGCACACCAAGAGGCCCAGGCTTGCTGTGCCGCACGTGGACGACCGCGTAGCCGGTCATGCGCGGCATCTTGTCGAGAAACACGTCCCGCGCTTCGTAGTGACGCATCGCGCGATGGAGCGCAACGGAGTCTGAAACTGGGTTTGGAAGGAGCTTCTGATCTCCCTGCCAACGATTGGCGAGTGTTTCCAGCGAAACAGATCCCGATAGTCTCCACCAAGTGATTAGCCCCGCGGATTTCGTCATCTCTGAAACGGCCACAAGTCTGGGATTCACAGCCATGGTTGCCCCTCCTCTTTCAGATCTGCCCCTCAGATCTGCCCCTGTTTTCCGCGTGTAAGCGCGGATTAGACAAGGGTAAGCGCAAGTAGCACGGGTAAGCACGCTTGTCAAGTAGCGCACATACAGTACAGAAACGCTACACTACTGCGCGGATCCGCGCGCTGTCACGTTTTTCGCGTAGCTTTTTTGCACAGGTGCCCCTAGCGCCCCCGCTACAGCCCCTGCGCGCCCCTGCGTAGCGCGCTGCAAAGCTCGGGGCTGCTGGGCTACGCGCGCGCACGTACGCGCGTACGCGTTCGTTTTACGCGCCCCTTACGTGCGCGCACGTAGCCCCCCGTGCGCAGCACGGCGATCAAAAAAACGTGCGAAAAGTGCGCAAAGTGCTTTGCGATCGCGTACACTGTTGTTCTCGGGGCAGGGTCTCTGAGAGAAGGCGGCACACGAAGCGTCGGGAGACGCGTCACTCCGCCGGCACGCTGCGAAGCGTTCCACCGCTCAGTCGGGCGATCACTGACAACTGAATACGGATAACGGATCTCCAAGAACGAAACGCCTTCACGGCGTCTGCGCGTGCAATGCGCGCACTGACGAGTTCCACAAAAAGGAGATACCACAATGGCAAAGACGACCAACACCGCGCGCACCACTGCTCCCAAAGCCAAGCCAGCTCGCTCGCCTGCGCTTCCGACTGCAACGGAAGATCGCGCAGCCCGCAGCAAGAAAGGCCGCGAGGAAGCGCGCGAGGTGGAGATCGATGATGACGCAGACGACGATGACGACGACGATAGCGAAAACGGCAAGCGCGAGAAGCGCTCCGACAAAGCGATGCTCACTGTGCGCGTGCTTCGGCTGATCAAGGCGTCGGCGCGCATCCAGCGCGACCTCGGCGACACCTTCGAGGACGAGACGCAAGCGCTGGCAGACGTACTCGGCAAGCTGTCGGAGCAAGTTCCGACGCTGGACGACGACTGGAAGCGAACGCGCGCAGCAAGCGGCGGCTTCAACAAGACGTTCGATCCTGGCAACATCGTGCAGATCACAGAGAAGCGCCGCGAGGCGTACGTCGGGCTGCTCGAAGCAGACGAGCTGGACGAGCTGCGCGTCATCAAGCAGGTCGGCAGCAAGTGCGCAGTGATGACGCCGAGCAAGGCGAAGCTGTTCCTGCCTGTCGCGCACCTTCGCAGCGCAGAGTGATCGTAGACACCGCAGGTCGAAACGTGCACGCGGCGCGACAGCGCCTTTGCGCGTATGCGAGCGGATGCTCGCACTGACGAGACCACAAAAGGAGAACCAACATGCATTTTCAGCTGCAGAGCCTCGCCGCAGCAATCGACTTCGTGAAAGCGAAAGTCGACGCACAAGGCAACGGCTACGACGACAGCGACCTAGTCGCTGTCGAATGCGTTGTGATCGAAGAGGTCACGATGTGGCGCTTCGTCAACGCGCTCAGCAGCACGTTCATCTGGGTGACAACCGAAGCAACCGATGCTCCGCACTGGATCGCGCGCGACCCTAACAAGTACGAGCTTCACGAGCTGCGCACAGGCGACTGGTCTAACTTCGAGGTTTACCCAGGATCAGGCGTTGAAGCAACGTCGTACGCTTCGGCTGCAAGACAACGAGGCATCGTCTCTAAGCGCAAACCTGAAGGGCGAAAGTCATGACCTTGATCGACATCGGCGTGTTCCGCAAAGCCTACTTCGACGGCTTCACTGACGGCTACAACCGCCGCGACATGTGCTTCGAGTCATCGTCTGCGGCCTACTGCAAAGCCTACCTAGACTGGCACCA